CCCGGTTCCCTTACGGCCCCCCCCAAAACGGGGACCAGGGGGGTTTCCAGGCTCCCTTCTGCCCTGCCCTCTGATCAGCGCTGGTCTGGTCTGGTCTTGGTTGGCTGGCTGGCTACTGTTCAAACCCCCCCCGGGTTCCGGCCGGTCTGGATTGGCTAACAGACTGTTACCTGTAGCGGGCTAGTGTACTAAGGTAACAACCCCGGCCGTTACTCTAAGCAGACCCAATAGGTAACAAACCATTAACCATGTATATACGCACGGTTACCAGTTGGCAGAATTACAGTACCCAGTTGAAAACTGTTAGCCCTTACAGTATCCATCCTACCGCCTAACGTTACCTAATACAGTATCAAACTACCTCCATTCCATTGTCCGCCTACAAAGCCAACAATGGGGAACACTACCAAAATATGTCCGCCGTATGCCCCGCGTGCCCCGCCAAAATCCAGCCCGCTCCAAACTTTCTCAAAAAAAAATGAGATCGCCATTAGTCAGTTTCCAGGCCAACAATGGCCTACCCTGCCCCATGACCTTGCCGGTGACCTTGCCTCCCCCCTTCTCCCTTGCTCTACTGGTCTTGGTCAATACCGGCCAATACCCAAGGGTAATTCTCATGTCCAAGTCCGCTAAGAACAAGTCAACCGCTACTGATACCGGTACCGCTCCGGACTCTGCCACCGCTCCGGAGTCTACCGCTACCGGTGCCGACACTGGTACTGACACTGGTACCGACACTGGTACCGACACCGCTACCGTCCGCCCGATTGTCTCCCGGCTCGGTACCCTGTTCGCACCGGGTACCTTCCCCCTCCGGAGCATCGGCACCATCAGCACTCACAGCGAGAACGAGAACAGCGCCAAGGCTGCTCATGCTGCCGTTAAGAAGGCTGCTAAGGCGCTGGAGTCCGCTACTAAGGCGGACAAGAACAAGTCAACCGATGGCACTAAGGCTGCTGTGAAGACGGCAACTGAGGCGCTCGCTACGGCTAACAAGGCTGTCTCAAACTTGTCCCGTACCATCACCGGTAAGCGCGGCGCGCTGTCTGTCAAGGCGTCCGCTCTTGATGAGAAGTACGGGCAGAACAGCCCGGTTCTCGTCACGGACTCCGCTGGTATCGTGTCGCTGGTCATTTTCAACCCTGACGGATTGCGGCTCTGTCCGCTCACTGAATCCAGTAGCCGGGCGCTCCAGTCCGCACCGTTCGCGGTGCTGTCGGCTAAGGGCTCCGGAGGATTGCACGACCTCGGCAAGTACATCAACTCCCACCCTGACAAGAGCGTTGGCCATGCGTGGTCCGGCGTCAGCAAGCTTCAGAAGTCAGAGGCACTGCTCTCTAAGCTGAAGACGGCCGGTGTCCTCGGTACCGCCGACAACACTCGCAAGTTGACTGCTCTTGCCGCCCTCGCTGAGTACCGGCGCAAGGTTGCAGAGTTGGAAGCGTCCCCCGGCTTCGACGCAATTCCCTCCGTCGTTATGGGTACCATCCTGGGGGCTTACTGGTCCTGCCGGACGATGACGCGGGAAGAAGCTGAGGCCCTGACGGCTGAGACGGACGCTGATGCCGACACCTTCAATACCAAGACTCTCAAGCTGTAGACAGCGCCCTACATAGCCCGGTCTGTCCGGGTTCTACTCCCCCCCTGGTAGCCGTAACCAGGGGGGGTTTTTGCGTTCTGATTTTGCTTCTCTACCCCCTGCCACCCTCAACCAATGGAGCGCCCACAAACCCCCTGTGCCCGTTCGTAGCGCGCCCCCTTTATTCTAACAGCGCCAACGGACTACAGAGCTACACAGACCACATACCGGCCGCGCATACCCTGCCTGACTGGTAGACATCGCCAGCCGGACACATACCCACCGGTATCAGCCCAGATACCAGACCGAGGGAGCCTGGAAATAGTACCAAGCTCCCTTATCCTATTTTCCGGATACGGAATCTTCGGACATAGGAAGGTCATTTAACTAACATCAGGAGTAACAAATGAGATTTGAAGATGAATACACAATCAGCGGCAACCGTAGAACAGAGCCCCTTATCATGATTCAGCTGACTAAAGCTACTCTCAAGCCCGGTAAAAACTTTACCGGCGGCGGTGAGTACCAGGAGATGTGGTACAGCCCACTGACTGAGCAGGTTTATATCCTCACCGTTTGGGATATTGACCTGTATACCCCGCGCTTTGTAGACCAGTTTATCGCTAACGCGGTCTTAGTCGATACCGACTATCGGTACTCTGACTGGTCGTAGCCAAAGGGGGTGTAGTAGATTGGCTACTCACCCCGCTACTATTTAGTAATGGCGCAAGGGTATGGTAACTATCGTACTCTGGCGGGATTACTAAGTAATCCAATACAAGACAACGGAGATAGAAATGAAAACCAGAATCAAAAGAATCACCACACTCATCATTCGGTACCAGGAGTCAGCATTCAAGCTGGCTACAGTCGTCGTCATTACCGCGCTGTTCGGTAGCCTGATTATTCAGGCTATCTGCATGGCACAAATCAACTAATATCAGGAGATAAAATGATTCAGGATAAAATCAACATCATCGTTGCGGTACTGTCCGCACAGCGTTCTACCGGTATCGTTCCGCTTATTATCGGTAAGCCCGGTAACGGCAAGTCCTCTTTCGTTAACCAGTTGGCAGTAGCCAACGGAGGTGCCGCGCACGTTCTGTCAGTATCCCGGCTCATGCCGGAGGATATCAATGGCATGCCCTGCCTCTCAGTGGACCGTAGCAGCTACAGCTACGCAAACCCGGCATGGGCTACCGGTCTGGGGCCGGATGATTTCTTGTTCCTCGATGAGGTAAACCAGGGGTCCGCACGTACTGAAGCCGCTATCATGCGGTTAGCTCTGGAGGGTGAGCTTGGTACCTTAACAGTGCCATCATACCGTATCGCTGCCATGAATCCCATTGAATGTAGTACCGGTGCCCGCCCATTCGGGGCACCAACGGCTAACAGGTTCGCCCACATTAGTGGGTGGGCCGCTGACCTTAGCGTGTTCTGGGCGTTTGCTAAGGGAGGTAATGGTTTCCATCCTCCCGCTATCCCAGACGTTAGCTCCGCTGAGATGCGTGCTCAGTTGTGCGCTACTGTGCTCCCCTTTCTGGAGGCTGTCCGTCCGGCTAACGCCAGGGGTGAGGTCAGTAGCTACATCGAAGTACTTCCTGATAATCCAGAGGAACACAGCGGACCCTGGCCTAGTCAGAGAACGTGGACTGCTACTGCTGCGGTACACGTGGCGCTAACAAAGATGAACTGTCTCCATCTTCTCCAGGAAGCTACGGCTACCCTGGTAGGAGAAGATGCCGCAGCGGCTTACTCCACATTCGTTGTGGAGAACGGGCTACCAACGGTAGCAGAGGTAGTAGCAGACCCGTCCGTTATATACGGACTCGATGATGCCACCGCCATTAGTTTGGCGGCTAAGGTAGTTAAGGAGAACCTTAAAGATATCGTGGTATTGAGCCTGTTCTTAGGTCGCCTCTGTGGCGATAACCAGGGCACCATTGTTTCCGCTCTTAGCGGCATGATGAACCGGTCAAACAAGGTACCCGACAACATTAAGACTCTGGTAACCCAAATGGCGGCTAACCTCTAATGGACTGGCGTAAGAAACTACCAAAGGCCAAAGCGATAGTACGGAACCGGAAGCCGTACTATGCGATGGCTAACCTGCGCATTCCCATTGTGGAGACGCAGGTTATCCCGACCGCGTGCATGGATATGAAAGGGGTTATGCGAATTAACCCCAAGTTTGCGGATACGCTAACACCGGCTAACCTTGCTGGCGTTCTTATCCATGAGTACGCCCACGAATTCTTAGGGCACGTCGAGCGTATGCAGGGTATGGACCCCGCTATTTATAACCAAGCGGCGGACGCTGAGATTCATCAGGATAAGGATATCCTTGACCTGTTAGGAGACTCGGTATCACCAGTAACTCTGGAGTCACTCGGCATCGAACCCTTAGCCGGGGGTTCGCTATCAGCGGAGAAAATCTATAACATCATCAAGCAGCAGAGTGACGATAGCTCCGATGATGATAGCCAGAGTGACGATAGCCAGAGTGATGATAGTAACTCTGACTCTGACGATAACTCTGACGATAGTAACTCCGACGATAGTAGTCAGGGCGACGACGATAGTAACTCTGACGATGGTAGCTCTGACTCCGATACCGGAGATGATTCCGACTCTGGTACTGGTAGCGATAGCGACGGGGAACCGGGCGACGACGGTACGGGTAATGGTACCGGATGCTCTGGTGATAAAGTAGATAACGAGACTCAGCAAAAGTTTAACGCTGAGGATGCCGAGCGAGGAAACGAACCCGGTAAGTCTAAGGCTACCAGAGAAGAAGTAAAGGAAGTTATCCGAGAGCAAATCCGCAGCTACCAGAATAGCGGACAGGAAGAAACACGGGGCACCGTTCCCGGTAACCTTAGCCAATGGGCAGCCCATAAGCCTGAGCCACCTAAGCGCAAGATACCGTGGCAACGGCATCTTTTATCCGCTATCGGTGGGGAAGGTGAGGCTAACCGTACCTCATCTTACTCCCGTATCTACCGTAGACAAGATTGTTACGGTTGGGATGATATCATCATGCCCGGTGAGGAATCACAAGGCTACCAGATTGGTATCATTGTAGATACCTCCGGTAGTATGCGCCGATACATGGCTGGGCTCCTCGATAGTCTAACCGCGCTACTCCGTACCGTAGAAGGTAGCCAAGTAGAGGCGGCTTTCTGTACCACTTCGGTACAGGCGGTTAGCCGCTTCGCTAAGATTACCTCCGCTAACGAGCACTTGTTTGGCGTCGGCGGTGGTACTGACCTTGTTTGTGGATTCGAGTACTTCGATAAGAAGAGAAGAGACAAGCCCCGGTTGGTTATCGTAGCCACCGATGGCGAAACCCCATACCCCTATAGGAGTAAGCATGACTATAAAGTCATCGTACTGCTGACTAAGAACTGCAACAGAAACCTCTACCCAATTCCGACTAACTACACAATCATCGAAACATACTAAAGGACAACAACATGACTAAGAATCTCGGAACCATCGTCAGCTGGAAATCCAACGTGGTCCCCCAGGGTACCATCCTCTCTGCTGGGATGTACCCAGCTACCATGGGACCAAGTGATGCTTTACATAGGGCCATGATGGTGGTACTCAGGCGACCACGGCTAAAGAAGCTTAACCTTATCGGTTACGCTATTACGTCAGCTTCGCCCGATGGTGATTACCATGTGCGGATAAAAAACGACATATCAATCTACATTAGCGGGCTGACCATTGAGCAGTCCAGTAAGTCTGGTGACCTGCTCAGTACAGAGAAAATGGTAGCCATTACTAAGGCGTATCAGTATCTCGTTGGGTGCGTTAGCCCTGCTGACCTTACCAGGGAGATTGAGCAGTACGTGTACTCCCGCCTGAGTATCCGTATGGGTACCCGGTGCGCGCTGGTTACCGATGCCTCAGTGCTGACTACCCTCGAAGGGCTGCACAATGTCGGCGCTATCCAACTCAGAAAGTATACCCTTGCGTATACTGAGGAGAATAAGCAGCAGGCTATCGAACAGGTAGTAGAAGGGCTCATCTCGGAAGCCGCGAAGATTGCTGAGGAGCTGGAAGGCAAGCACAGCGGCAAGGCTGATACCAGTCGGCACAAGAGGGCTAACGCTCTTGAGGCTAAGTTGGAACAGTATGAGAAGCTGTTCAATGAGAAGCTTACCAGCGTAAGCACAGCTATTAATCAGGTTCGTGCGGCTGTTACCAAGGGCGTTATCCTCGGTAACGTACAGGATGAATACCAGGACGCACTCGATGCTATCTGTGGAGGTATCCTCTAATGCTGAGGATGGTACGCTATTACTTCGCAAGTGAGAAGCTGACAATGGATAGTATCCATGAGGCAAGGGAGTTTATCACAACTCCCCCTTCCGGTCTTAGTGCCGATGAGTTTGACCAGTTAGAGGACTTGCTTCCTCATGACTACAACTCCCGGATTTTCCGGGTAATGGTAGGCTGGTCTTACGCTGAGTTAGCGGAAATCCGCTGGTTCTTAATCGAGAGAAATGCACCCGGCCCACTTATTGATAAGTGGAAAGGTATCGAGTAAAAGGTAGGGTAGCTTCGGCTACCCTATTCCTGTTTAACAAACGGAGATAAGCAAATGGAAATCCAAGAACTACATAAGTATCTGGCTAAGGAAGCTTTAAACGCTTGCCGATTCGGTAGTCGGCTTGACTACTGGCAAATCAAAGAAGGGGATACGGACGCCATGCTGGTATCCCCCATCGGGGGACAGGCGATAGTGCCGGCAGTAGAGTTAAACAATCTCCCGGAAGACCGAGAGTATCTACCCGGTAGAATGGTGAGGTTCAATCTGGGCAAGTATAGCTATACCTGTCCGCAGAGTAGCACCCAGGGGGGACACAACTGGGTAATACTATCTCCGTTACTCCCGGCTCGCTACATTGGTAGAGGGCCAAACATTCACTGTCCGCAGTTAGCGGACTATAACGATAAGCTTATAGAAGCTTACGGAACAAAGGTTTTCTACCCTGACAGTCAGTTATGGCCGCTGGAGTTAGGGGTAATATACCGGTACGATGCCGGTGTCCCGATAGGAGCTTATGAGCTAAGGAAGATTTTGAAGCATCTTCCTGACAGGATACTAAAGAGAGTATCAAACGCGGTAGCGTCAGAGAATGACGAGCGGTTCTATGAGAACACACTAATAAAATAATAAATCAAAAATAACACCGATTATATCTGAGCCCCTCTTTCCTTTCACCGGAAATTGGGGCTTGACTTTTGGCCTTGAAAATGCTATAGTACAGGTTCAAACCCGGTAATCCTCCGTAAGTGTACCGCAGGAAGGTTGACCAATGAGTGAAGTTAGGACGCTCCTAAACATGGGAGCTAAGGTGCTGCCCCTATACCGAATAGAGAACGGAGTGTGTAACTGTTCTAAAGGTAAAAACTGTAAAGCGCCGGGTAAGCATCCGGCAGTAAGAGGAGGTTGGCGCGCAGCCAACGGTAACCTGTCCGCTATCCCTGGTAACAGGAACGTAGGGATAGCTACCGGTTCCAAGTCAGGTATAGTTATTGTGGACATTGATCCCCGTAACGGAGGAACACAGTCTTTCAGTAACATGATTAAGAGTAGGAAGATGCCTCCTACTACCTCAGTAAGTACAGGGGGAGGCGGACTCCACTACTACTTTAGGGTACAGATAAACGTACCAAGTAAGGTGTTGGCTCCCGGCATAGACTTTCTAAGTACAGGAAAGCTGGCTGTGCTTCCACCGGCTACCCACTTCAGCGGGAAGAAATACAAGTGGCTAACCCCACCGTCTAACGGCATAGCCGCCGCTCCGCAGTGGTTGTTAGACATGGTAATGTTGCAGAAGGGACAGACTAACACAGCTCCCCAGCACAACCCCACCATTACTTCTAAGATAATGAACGGGTTTGCTCCCGGCAGTAGGAACGCTAAACTTGCTTCTATTGCTGGTACCATGCGACTGCGGGACATTGATGAGAGTACCATCTCCATCGCTATCCATGCCATCAATCAAGCGCAGTGTAAGCCGCCGTTATCCAGGGGAGAGGTAGACAAGATAGTCAAGTCTATCTGTCGGTATGCCCCAGAGGAACCACTGACTGATCTGGGTAATGCCAGGAGAGCAGCCAGAGTATTTGGTCAGGACATCAAGTACTTAAAAGAGAAAGGTGAGTGGGCTTTCTATAACGGTCAGACATGGGAAGAAGATAACTCTGACTCGGTTATTAGCCAGATGGTTAAGCGAGTGCCGGATTTAGTCTACTTGGAAGGTCAGACTAAACGAGGGAAGCAGCGTAAGAAATATAACGAGTGGGCTGTTAAGAGCCAGTCCGCTGCTGGGTTACGTAACTGCTTAGAGGTGCTGAGGACAGAGCCATCGGTAGCCTTGTCCGTGGGAAAGTTAAACGCTGACCCGTTCCTGTTTAATGCAGCTAACGGTGTGGTAGACCTGTCTACAGGTAAGCTTTACCCGCACGACAAAAGCTACTTACAGACCAAGACTTCTCCCGTCATGTATGAGCCTAAAGCTAAGTGCCCTAACTTCTTAAAGTTTATGGACACTGTGTTTGCCAGTGACCCCACTATGATTAACTACATGCAGAAGGTATTAGGCTGGTCGCTTACTGCTGACGTTAGACACCAACAGTTCTACCTTATCCATGGGCCGGGAGCTAACGGTAAGTCTACTATGCTGGAAATCATACGGCATATAGCTGGTGAGTATTGTATGGGGGCTGACTTCGGAACGTTCACTATCAGGAATAAGGGCGCAGCTTCCAGCGATATCGCACGGCTACACGGGGCGCGTATGGTGATAGCGCAGGAAGGTAGGCCGGGTGAAACCTTTAACGAGTCATTCGTACAGCAATGGACCGGTGGCGATCCCATCATTGCCCGGTTTATGTATCAGGACTTCTTCGAGTTTAAGCCTGTGGGCAAGCTGTGGCTAAGTACTAACCACGCACCACGTATCAGGACCAACGCCATGTGGCGGCGCATTAGGATTATACCTATGAAGGTCGTGATACCTAAAGCTCAGAGAGATCCTAACCTCAAGGACAAGCTGTTACAGGAAGCCCCAGGCATTCTACAGTGGCTTATCCGTGGCGCTATTGCAACTAAGGTCACAGGGTTAAACAGTCCTGTTGCAGAGCAGTTGGCTCGGGATGAATACCGTAACAGGATAGACATTACCTTTACGTTCCTGTCTGCTAAGTGTGTGTTGCATCCGTCGCAGAGTACAACTATCGAAGCTATCTACCAGTCCTATAGGAAGTTCTGTATGAACAGAGGACTTAGGACTATGACTCAGCCCGCGTTCATATCTGCCGTAGAGGAACGAGGGTATGTTATCGACGGCACCACCATTAAGGGAGTGGGGTTATCATGAGATTCAGAAGGCTAAAAGTAGAGACAATGGAAGTTACCGAAGAAAGAACAGAGCAGGAATACGCGGAGTTTTGCGGTGTCCCTAACGCTAACTTCTCCTGTGGGACTCTCCGACTAAGCACCCGTAACGGAAGGTTACAAGGCTACTGTTCGGACGTTATCATCAAAGTAGATCAAGCTATCTTCATCGTACCTAAAGCTACAGCCCAGAGGATTCTCAATCGTGACAAGTAAGATTGCACATAAAGATAAGCGAGTACAGGATCAGATAGCTAAGAGAACTGCCCCAACTACTCTGGATAAGTTACGCACATGGATAGCTAATTCGGCTAACTGGAAGCACGACTTTGTATTAGGGGAGCATCAGCTTATGATGTTAAGCTTCTCTCTACATGTGCCCGGTGCTTTGGCTAAGGCTCCGTGTGGAAGCGGGAAGACTGCCACTGGTTTAGCTTACATGAACTTCCTAAAAGAACAAGGTATCTGTAATAGGTTCCTTGTTGTCTGCCGTACCTCTGGTATATCTCGGTGGGAGGAAGACAATAACAAGTGCCTCAAAGGATACACTACTCATATTCTTAGAGGTAGAACCCCGGACCCTACTGTTATTCAGCACTCGTCAGACGTTATCCACGTTATCAATTGGGCAGTGCTTAAGAACTGGTACTCCACACTTAAAGAACTACTGTGCTCTCAAAAACTGTGCATTGTCTTCGATGAGGTACACAACGCTAAGAATCCTAAGCGATTCAAGACCAGCGTGGGTAACGACGGTAAGAGAAAGTACCAGCCTGTATACACTCGCAGTTCTTGCGCTGCCTTCCTCAGCCATAAAGCTACGAGGAGAATCGCAGTAACGGCTACTCCTGTGTACGATACTCCGAGTGACTTGTGGAGTATCTACGATATCGTAGAGCCGGGAAGGTGGGGCCGCTCTGACTACGAGTTTAAGCAGCGGTACACTGAGGCAGAGCACACCGGATACGGATGGAAGTACAGCGGGACTAAGAGAGAGCGTGAGTTAAAAGGTCGCGCCTCTTGGTTTACTGTGGAGATAGAGCCCTCAATGGTCAGCGGTTTACCAGGGCTTAACATCACAAAGCATGTCGTGCCTAACAACAAACCTCAGAAGATGACCAAGGCAGAGATAAAGAAGCTCAAGATTAAGCCAAGGGAAACTCTTGCTGCTCTGGCTAACAAAGCTGCAAAGCTCAAGCTCAAGTACGTAGTAAAGCACATCAAGGAAATCATAGACGATACGCAAGGCCAGTGGTACAAAACCTGTGTCTTCGTTAATCAGAGAGAGCACGTAGAGATACTAGCTAAAGGTCTGAAGGATTGCGGAGTTAAAGTCTATCACGCCCACGGTGGAACACCGATAGACCAGAGAGATGAGATACTAAAAGAATACTACACTAATACAGACAGTGCGATACTCATTGGAACTGGACAAGCATGGGGTGAGTCTGGGGATATCCAGTGTGTTAACAGAGGCATCATCGTAACTATACCTTGGTCCCCCACAGAAGTAGAGCAGTGGGTGGGAAGATGGAACCGTAAGAACCCAGCGCCTAACGTTGTGTCTGGGGTAGACGTAGAGTTTATGGTTCTGGAGAACAGTTACGATGAGAGGATACTGGATATACAATCCAGTAAGCTGGAAGCCTTAGAGGCTTTAGGGCACAAGGGAGCGTCTAATGTTCTGGACTCACTCGACGGGGATGATGGAGAGCAATCCTTACTTGATGCAATTGGAGGGTTCCTTGACTGAATTAATCCTGGCTATCTTACTGGTAGCCACTATAACTTCACTGGTAGAGGACAGACTGTAATGAGATTCTTAGACTTATTCTCGGGGTGCGGTGGCGCTTCAATGGGTATCGAGTGGGCAGGGCATACAGTTGTCGGCGCTTACGACAATGATCCTAAAGCCGTCGAAACCTATAACGAGAACATCGAATGGTCGCAGTCTTTAGAGGTGGACCTAAACAGGTTCACAGACTTTCCAGAGGCCGATGCTATCTGGAGTAGTTTCCCCTGCCAAATCTATAGCCGTGCCAGTAAAGCATCTAAGATGCTAAACCCAGAAAAGAATGGGTGGTTTGCTACAGAGAAGGCCATTGACATAGTGAAGCCCAGAGTAGTTATACTGGAGAACGTCAAAGGTATACTGTACCACAAAAAGAAGTGTAACGCTGCCTGTGCTGGATGCTTCTTTAGTAGCCGGATAATACCGTTTCTCCGCTACAGGTACAAGCACGTAACTCATCGCATCATAAACGCTGCCGATTTCGGAGAGCCGCAGGTAAGAAGGCGAGTGTTTGTGGTAGCAACGGACTACCCTATAGTCTGGCCCAAGACTACGCACTCAGGGGAAGCGCTCTGGTTTAGCCAGTTCAGCTCTGGCGACTACTGGAGAGAGCACAATATCCCCCCAACAGGAAGGTCACATAAAACTTTTCCCCCTGACACTAAGAAAAGATGGAGGACAATACGTGATACTATCTACGATAATACCATGCACAATCTAAATGATCCGCCTGAATACGCTAACGAATACTACTTAGACAAGCCTGCCCCTACCTTAATGACTACGGAAGTCAAAGGTACCAGGGGAAAGCACATGTATAACCAATACGGCAACGCAAAACCAGATAGAGTGTCGGACTATTTCTGGCTTGCAGGCTGGAAAAGACGAGTTACACTTAATGAAGCTTTAAGGATTCAAGGCTTCCCAGAGGAGTTTAAGTTAATAGGGACTAAAGCGCAGCAGTACAGGCAGATAGGAAACGCGGTGGTTCCTATTGTGGCAGAGAAGATAGTCAGAGCAGTGTGCAATAAAAAACTATGGAAGGAGAAAGCAACATGGAGTTAGTGACTAAAGATACAGACCAAGGCAAAGTTATAATAGGTGGACCTTCATCATGGTCAAGTCACCACGTCAACGACTGGTTATTCTGTCCGTACTATGGGGCTACAGCCAGCAAAGGTTTTAAAACCAATAGAGTAATGGAGATAGGCACAGCCGTTCACGCCGTACTCGCACAGCACTACGCTAAAAGAATGTACAAGGAAGAAGGTAAAGACCCTAACGATATCGCTCCGTGGGAAGCAGCAGTAATCGAGGAGCACAAAAGCTTCGGAGTTATAACTCTGAGTGAGGCTTTGCACTTCGGAGAGACAGCGTGGAACTACTTACAGGAAGGTGATAATATCTTCGGTGAGGTAATAGGGGTAGAGTATGAGATGAAGTATGACTTGCAGAACGGTAAGTTCTACACTCAGAAAGCAGACCTTATTACCAGATTTGACGGACTGGTATTCATCATAGACCACAAGACTAAGACTGGCTTCTCTCGGTTTAAGTACCATGGTCAGTTTCAGATGGTAGGGTACAACGCTTTAGGTAGGCATATCTGGGGGGACAAGTTCGGAGGTGTGCTGGTTAACGAGTTTGTAGTAGGGGATTCTACTTTCGCCAGTCAGTACACTCCTATCTGCTCAGAGACTATTATTAACAACCACTGGAATCGGGTAAGATTATCTTGGTTGCACCGGGAAACATACCAGGACGCACAGTTAGAGTACGTACCAAAAGCACCGTTGAACGCCGACAATACGCCATGCCGATGGTGCCGTGAGAAGGACGCTTGCTACCCTCGGTGAAAATGCAGGTTGAACGCCGACAATAAAGTGTTTGACTTTTTCAAGGTGATTTGATACATTAAGGTATGTCCAACGGGGCATGAGGGAGCAAACGAGTGAAACCTAAAGGAAGTTACTGCTTCTACGGTTTAGGTGGTACGGGTAAGTCGTCTTCTATGGCGCTGCTAATCTCCGTTCTTGGCGGAGTTATCTTGCAGTATCAGGAAGACGGTACTACTCCAGCTACTAAGCTGTACGGGGCAGCCAACGATAAAAGAATACAGGTAAACAATCTAAACGATATCATCATTAACCTGCGTAAAATCAAGTCTGGTAACGTGATGATTGACGATGTTAGTCTGGCCTTCGCTGCCAGTAAAGCTGGCATGGCAACTGACCCACACGTCTGGCTAAAGCTGGACGCTCTTATCCTGCAAATCGGTAAAGAGATTCAGCGCATTGAGCGTACCGGTCTGGTCCTTATGACTGGCCATGAATCACCGCCGAGACAGATTAAGGGTATCGACGGCAACGAGAAAGAGTACAGAGGTGGGTTAGCTCTCGCTGGTAAGATGGGTGAGTATCTGGGTAGCATGATGAAGGTCATGGCCCGAGTTGATACCGACGACTACAAGCAGTATCCTAACTGGAAATACTGTCTCAACATTGGAGATGTTAACTGGCAAGGCAGAGATAGAGATGCAGTGTTAACTAATACTGCTCCGCTTTACCTTCCCGGCATTCTCCGTTACTCCGGCTACGACATTCCAGAGCCTACGGGCTTCAGTGATATAACAGAGGAGGTGGCTACTAAGTTCTGTAACAAACAACAGAGAGGGTACCGTAAAGTAGTATCCGAAAGACTAATCGAAAAGTACGGACAACACACAGCCAGAATGTTAATCGGAGAAATCGTCTCTCTAAACTGGCACATCAACAACAGCAAGTCCAGCGATATGCTGGCATTCTAAAAAGAGTAACAACACAATGAGCACAATCTTCGACTTCGACACCGTTTCCTTCTCTACCGCAGAGATCGGTTTCCCCGCTGAGTCTGGCGCTTACCCGTCGTTCCTTCGCGGATTCAAGGTCACCGGTAGCGGTTCTGATATGGTCATCAACCTCTACGTCGGCATGGATAAGAACATGTCTACCCCTATCCGCATCTCCATGGATAAGGTCGCGTGGCTGCTGGCTTCCTTCCTCCGCGCCTGCGGTATCTCCGTTAGCGGTCAGGTTGACGTGGCTAAGGAGCTGGAGAACATCCAGAACACTCCTATCTTCTTCCGTGTCCAGTACACTGCTGGTACTCGTGACGAGAATGATAGCTGGGTTAACTGGCCGCGCTACAAGTTCTACCGCGCTACTGAGTCTGATATCAGCATCGTTGACCAGCTTAAGCTCTCCGAGAACGGTGATGCGCACCTTACCGACGAAGAAGCTCCCTTCTAAGTTTCCATAGTGGAAACTACCCCCGACAGCGCGTAAGTTTTGGAGCTGAAATTTACATAGTTGTCGGGGGCTTTTTAGGGACTATAGCTCAGTTGGTAGAGCAGTGGCCTTTTAAGCCAACGGTCCAGGGTTCGAGTCCCTGTGGTCCCATTAAATAAGAGAATACAAAATGCAAGATAAACTAATAGAACTAATCCAGACTAAAGATGCGGACACTATAACCCAAGTAGGGGAAATGATTCTGGCTATAGGTGAGCCGTGGAAACCAGATTTCCTCAAGCATCATCGGCTAACTAACCTGACAGGCAAAACTCTCTCTTACGAAAGCATCATACTGATTAAAGATGCTGACACTTACATACTACTTATCCCCTGGAACCTGATAAAGTATACAACTTTTAGTGAGTTACAGCAGTATGCCGGGTTTTACTACTGGATAAACAACAGTCCCTTTTTCGGAACTAAAGCCTACAACACACATACCCCAAGACTCGGAGGCCCAAGAACACTACTAAACTTACTAACTCACATCAACAGAACATTTAACTTCACAAAAGGATAGACAACATGGGCAAAGAGAAAACTTTAACCGTATCAAAAATCAGAGTTATTGAGTGGATGCTCGAACTCTCGAAGCCGAAGTACCTAAGAACAATGCACAACAGTTGCCTTAGAGCAGTAGAAGAAGGCGTGCTTACGAATGCAGGAGATGAGTACGAGCTTACCTATGAGTGGCTTTACCGGTACGTGTTCAGTAGATCAAAGTTCGCTAAGGTTCCCGCAACACTTAGAGAGTTCGGAGGAGTGCTGGATAGGCCGACTAACCCTAAAGCTGGTAAGGGCTGGAAGTTCCCCAACATTTACCAAGCTGAAACTGCCGTAGCTTACCTCGGCTCCTGGGGTATCAAGGCTAACCGATTCGGTACTCTAATCGTATCGCTGGACTATTAACTAACAGTCACAGTTTACAGAGTGTTAGGGCATGAGAAGATAGAAAAACGGGACACTCTGTAAACTGTGGCGTTTTGCGCCCTTAGCTCAGTTGGATAGAGCATCGGCCTTCTAAGCCGAGGGTCATAGGTTCGAATCCTATAGGGCGTACCATCTTATAGGCTCTTAGCTCAGTTGGTTAGAGCACCCCGCTCATAACGGGTTGGTCCTGGGTTCAAGTCCCAGAGAGCCTACTACCAGCCGGAATGGTGGAATAGGTAGACACAAGAGACTTAAAATCTCTCGGCCTTATGGTCATGCGGGTTCGATTCCCGCTTCCGGTATCCCGACAAAAGGAGTAAATCAGACATGGAAGTGAAAGATCCAAGAACGCCAGAACAGAAAACAGCAATCACCTTAGAGTACCTTAGCAGATTCATCTATTGGATAAATCGTCTAACCACAGAGGAACTGGAGCTTTTAGAGGCGAGCACGCTGAAGCTTCGCCAGTTGGACGATGGCTCAGAAGCCACTAAAGACTTCCTACTGGCCGCCCAAATCTATGTTTGCTTCTCTAAGATGGAGAGCATAGACATTACAGACGATAAGATAGCGGCTCAGTACAGTAGGGATCTGCACAGGTGAAAGAGGGTAAGGCGCGTACACGTAGTAGCGCCCTATACAGGGTTTTGGTGGATATCTACCAAGACCCTGATTTTGTTTCATGTTTAATAATCTTGATAATCTGGAAGATGAAAGAGGACTACGATGAAAGCTGACTGCCGTAGCTGTGGCCTTAGAGCTATGACCAAGCCTATCAAAACGTACATACCTAAAAAGGCTAAGTACGCTTTTGTAGTCTCTTACCCCTCGCAGAAAGACTCTGAAGCTGGCTCTGTTTTCTCTGACTCCACTGCTGGTATCTGCCTCAACACTCTAATCAACAAGTCGCCTTTTACGTATGACGATGTGGTAAGAGTCCCGGTTATCTCCTGCTCCCTTCCCGGTGACAATCTAAACCTGTGGACGTACAAAGAAGGACAGAAGGACTTAAAGAGCTGCTTAGAGAACTGCCAGCCTCGATTTCTTTACGAAGTCTCACAGTACGACTACGTTGTTTGCTTAGGCGCAGAAGCAGCCAGAGCTATCAGAGGTAGGCCCACTAACATATCTGACGTTAGAGGAGCAGGAGAAGTGTTAGACATTGCAGGTAAGCCTACCAAGGTCTTCTATATGAATGACCCACGTAAGTTAGCCCGCAGTGTTAATACTCTCGATGTGCCTGTATGGGATATCAACAAGGCTTATCGGTACTTCAATGACACTTTATCTTGGGCTGGTATGGATATCCAAAACCACTTCAGCTTACAAGATTGGGTAACCGCTGTAGAGTCTTTGCCTATTGGCCCTATTGTCTACGATGTAGAGACAGACGCTATAGACCCGCTTGATTGTACTATGCGCTGTATCGGCTACGGTAACGAGACTACCTGCCACGTCTTAGCCATTCACGATATGAATGGGGACACTGCTCTATCTGACGCTGAGATGGCTGCTTTGCCTGACGCTCTAAAGTACATACTCAAAGACAGAATAGCGGCTAAGGGTATCAAGCTGTACGGACATAACGCCGGACAGTATGATGAGCTTGCCATAGAGAGTAACTACGGGTTCATCCCGGAGCTATACTCAGACTCAATGGTAGAGCACAACATTAGCCACACCGGACAGAGGCATGGATTGGGTACCTGTGTCTCATCTTTAACTGATGACGTAGAGCCGTGGAAAGAAGACCATACCGCTGTTAACGCTCAGAACCTCCTCAAACTAATGACTTACTGCGGCAAGGACTGTATTAAGAATGCTCGGATTGTTCCCATCATTAATCGTCGTATTAATCTTATTAAGTGTTCTTCTATTATCCCTAAAGAAAGATGGGTACAGAAGATAGGTACAGAGATGCAACGCGGTGGTCAGCGTATCGACTTTGATGCTCTGGCTAAGATGACTCAGGAATACTCCGCATCTTTAACGGTTGACGCTGAGAAGCTTCAGCAGCTACAGCCGGTAAATCCTAACTCCCCTGTCCAGTTACGGAAGTTGTTCTATGACGTGTGGGACTTATACCCAGAGGTCTACAGCGACAAGACTGGTTTACCCTCCACATCAGCGGAAGCCGTTAAGGGTTTCCTAAAGAAGAAAGTTCTTAACCCTAATCAGCTTGAGTATGTGAACGTCCTTCGCCGGTACAAGAAGACCAAGAAGATTGTGAGTACGTACCTTAAGCCCATCGGTATTCTTGCGGCAAGAGATGGTAAACTCCATAGCCGGTTCAGCCGCCTGCCCGCTACTGGCCGGTATTCTTCCTCTGACCCCAACGTCCAGAACTGGATGAAGTTCTTACGTAAGCTGGTAACAGCGGACCCTGGACACGTACTTATTGGCGCGGACTCAGACCAGTTAGAGCTTAGAGGTATCGCAGAGGAATCCAACGCTAAGAATCTGCTTGAGGCTATTAACCGGGGACTCTGCCCCCATAACGAGACTATGGACGTGGCGTTCGGTAAAGGTATCTGGCAGTATGACGGAGCGCCCAAGAACCGCACGGATAAGGGCTCTGGTAAGTTCTTTAGTATGCGGCAGCTTATGAAGATTACCCGCTACTCCTGGCAGTACGCTGCTGGCCTAAATACCGTGGGCCGCACTATCTGGGATATCGAAGACAAGGACAAGGATGGTAACTCTATCTTTCCCTTTGCCGGTCTTAGCCGTCGTAGAATCCGAGAGCTAATGAAGGCTCTTGAGAAGGCGGACCCAGAGATACCAGAGTGGTGGGATGAACAGTTAGACCTATTCGCTATCAATGGATACTCTGCTGATACTCTATGGGGTAGACGCCGTTACATGGCTCCATGGGCAGAAGCTAACAAGATAGTGAATCATCCTATACAAGCTGGAGGCGCTGCCATTGTCCACGAAGCTATGATCCATCTTATTCTGGGGCATGAGTTAGATTGGTTTTGTACCACTTCTATTCTCCCCGATAACAAGGGCAGAGGCTTATACGCTGACGGCGGACGCATAGTGCTACAGTGCCACGACCAGTTAATCATTTCCGTACCTGAGAACAAGCAAGACTACTGGCTAAGGAGAATGCTGGTAGCGATGAACAGACGACGACGTAACAACCCAAAACTGGACTATACAGCCGGTGCTGATGCCGGTAAAACGTGGAAGGAGGTAGAGTAATGAAGACTAAGAAAGAAATGCAGAGATGGTTAAGTGATCAAAAAGACGCTTTGGGCTCAGAGATTAGGTTTTACCAGGGCCAACTGGATAACCTGTACTCCAGTACCACAGCGAGAAAGTGTATCGTCTTTCATGCAGGAGAGCGCAACATCTATCAGATACTAAACAATAGGCTGATTGACGATACCAACGAAACCGTCTTTGATTGGGCGTTCTTTGAGCTGACTGACACACTGAAGACCAGCAACGTAAACAGTCCATTTGACAAAAACCTCAGAGGCAGATTCAAGGGACTCGCAACCTTTATCCAGTGGGCAAAGTAATGCTAAGACTACAGTTTAACATGAAAGGCAGAAAAGCCACTATCGAGCTACAGAGAATCGCTGTGCTTATCGGACCTAATGGCTCCGGTAAATCTACTATTAGCGATGCTCTGTGCTTGGCTCTTGTCGGAGAATCCTACGATCTCTACTGGCGGGAGAAGGTAAAGGCGGGACGGCTGCTTAAGTACATGGGCAGAGATGACGTGTGCTACTCCAAGGTTACTGACACTTTCTCCGGTGAGTGGTGGGAGTGGAAGATAGATCAAAAGCGCAAGTCCCCCAGAAATTATGTGGAGCGTATCCGTCCTTGGCGTAAAGCTCTGGCTGGTAATCCTGGCACGCTCTACAGCTACTTGGGTGAGATACTGGAATGCGATAGCCTCATGGAGTATATAGCGGTAAAGGAGCAGCTTTATCTGTCCACTAAAGCTAACAAGGAAACAGCCGCATACGTTAAATCCTGCAAGCGGTTCGTTGAAAGCCTCACCTCTAAGGGGGATAGCACTTCACGGCTAAACCAGATTGAGACTACGTACGCTCTAAGCTCTAAGCAGATAGACCAGTTCAAAGATCTGCTGGCTGAGAAGCTGGATAAGCTCAGAGGTGAAGTTAACGACAGTATGCCTATGCTTCTGAGTGCGGCTAATAACTTCATGCCTAACCGACAGATAATCCGGTGGAACGAAGAAGATGGTATATTCTTCTTGCAGAAGAACGGAATAGACTGCTACGCACTGAGTAAGTCAGAGGAGACAAGAGTTATCGGCTCTCTGGCTTTAGGCTGTCAAGATACCATGGATAGTATTCTGGTTCTGGAGGATAGAGGCTGGGACGGTAAGAACCTCAGAGAGACACTGAAGCTGTGGTCTGAGAGTTGCGCTGCCAGAATCGTCATTCAGAGTACGGTAAAGCCAGCAGCAAGACCTTATAAGAACGTTACATACGTTCGTACTGACGACTTGTTTGAGTCGGAAGAATAGTAGAAATAAAAAACCCCCGCTAAATAGCAGGGGTTAGTGTACTCAAGAGGAAGCTTCTAATCGTCGGAAGCTTCCTTTATTTTTGCGTACAGATTGGCTAAGGAAACAATAGCATCCTGTAGCTCAGGAAGAATCTCTTTAAGTTCCTCCTTAGTAATCTTTCTGCCCTCATCAGAGCTGAAGCGAAGACTACCTCTAACTGCCTGGAAGCACTCTCTAAACTCAGAGAAGGCTTCACGAGCTAAAGGAAGAATCTCTGCTAACTCTGCATCATCAACAGACATTACTCACTCCTAAACAGTGATAGCGTGATCAGCCCTGGCAACCAACAGGTAAACATACATGTCGCCAGCAGTAGTAACAGAGGCGTTTAAGTTACCCGCAGAGGAAGTAAACCGCGCAACGATGTTAACACTGCCAGAACCGGGAACAACGCTGGCCCCTGCCTGAGCAGCGACACTGGCTCCTGCCTTGAGTCCAGTACCAGAACTTACGTTGTTCGCAGCTTTGACAAACAACTCTGCGCCACCACTGCCAAATCCGATATCGACTCCGACATCGCCGGTTCCGTTATCGAAAACTGTAACAACCTCAATGTAGGCACTGAGGACAAGGCTACCAGCAGGCACGGCCATAACGGTAATGTCTTTAGTGGTAAGTCCTACCTCAATATCAGCCGTCTGGATACGCTTCTTAAAGAGCAGCGGACCACCACCTGCCCCGGCAGCAGCTTGCATGAATCGCTTAGGATCAAGCAGAACAGCGCCAGTAGTAGCGTGAGAAGTGGTAACCATACCGACGACCACTGGAACAGTACCCGGCGAGAGCGACCAACCACCGGCAGTGTCAGAAAGAAAAACGTAATCGCCGGGGTTAGAGCCAGCAGTGTTAACGTCCTGAAGCATCTTCCACTCAACAAAGCCACGAGCAGTCTCGTTAAGACCGACAGCGTAGTCTGCGATTAGAAGGCTGGAACGGTTAAGTAAACGTCCACCGTTAGCGTCGGCAGGCTGCACCTCTTTGAGTGCCTTAGTGCTACCAGTAACCGCGACAATCTGGTCAGCGGTAACAGCAGCAGTAGCCTTGCACATGTGTGCGGTAGCGTAGGCCCGATCTCTGGCGGGCTGGATCATTCTCTGACGAATCGGCTTACTCATGGGAAGCTCCTTTTTATAAACATGAGTGGGGTTGTGGAGTCGCCCTTATAGGACGGAGTTATTTCTTAGTTCTTTTTTTGCGCATTGTGGGTGCGCGTCTTCCTGATTTCTTAGCTGCTAATGCTTTTCTTTTCTGGCTTGCGGACAATTGTTTTGCGGTTTTGGGGGTTTTACTGGACACCTTTTTAGTGGGTCGGCAGTACTGTTTACCTTTACTTTTAGCTCCGCAAGCCTTACCAGTCTTTACGTCTTTCCATTTCTCTTTCTGCCACCGCTTAAGCGACTTGCCTTTGGTGGTTTTTTTAACAGTGCCTTTTTTCTTCCTACATTTAGCTATAGCTTGAGAAGCCCGAGCAGACGGAAACTTCTTGTATGACGCTTTAGCTTTCTTATAGCAGGAATCTTTAGGCATTACTTCTTCTTCTTTTTAGCTGGCTTCTTCTTAGCCATCTTGCTCTTAGCCCGCTTGTAGGCTTCCATCTTAGCCTTGTCCATGGACATATTCATCATGTTTTTCTTGCCAGACTTGGTTCCGTATCCAGGCATTACTTCTTTCCTCTCATAGACTTAGCCCCTTTACACTTCCACTTCTTACGGCTTAAGTTATTGGGGGAATTAGGGTTATTCGCTGCCTTCTTAGACACGCGCTTTTTAATCCCGAGACTACGAGCGCAGTAGCTATCGCCTTTCTTGGTCCCAGGACGAATACGGTCTTTGCCATCTTTGGCTTTTCCCGCTTGCCCGAATGATACCTTTTTGGTTCTTCCAGTCTTCTTACTTTTAACTGTTTTAGAGAAGCGTTTACCCTTAGCCGGAGTACGCTTTTTAGTAGTGGTCTTTTTCTTGACAGGCACTACAACCCCCCTAAATCGTCTTCAGTAATCAGAGTGTACGTGAACTTAACCCAGGTAGGGTGATGCTCTAACTGCTTGTTAGCCAAGTGCATCATTCGGTTAAAGTCGTCAATGTTAGCTATAACCTGACAGCCGGCACTCCACTTGTTTACCTGGGTACTGGTGCCGGTGTAGCTGGCGTGGTGAATGTTGATACCGAACATTCCCTCGTAGATTTTTCCACCTGTTTCGATTTTACTATCTTTGTCTCCGTCACGCCAGACTTTTACTGGTCCGTTTCGTTGACAGAGAGCCAGATACTTACCGCTATGGTAGTCCTTCTTGTAGACTCCCCGGTATTGGCCTGGGACTAAAACAGCGGTACCGTCAAGCTTACTTGGGTTTTGTAACCAGTAAAGCCCCGGATCTGTGGTAGCGGACCAAATCTCACATTGCCAGTTCATGTCTTCATCACGGTATACGCAACCAACGTAGTCGTTAAACTCGTTTACTGTGATGCTATTCGTTCTAATCCCGAAAAGGTTGAGATCATACGCCACCTCTTTCTCAAAAGTAGCGTAGCCTAAGCCGCGCAGCGTAGACAGGATTTTTTCGGGATCAAGATTCAATGTACTGCCTTCAGTTTGCTCTCTTTATCAGAGTCAATCTTGACTTCGATCCTCTGTAAGCACTCGACCATAACCCTGTGGTCCTCTCTGTTACCGGACACCAACTCATCCAGTGAGTCTAAGTGTCGATTAAGAGCAGCACTCAAAAGAGGGATAAGCTTTTCAGTAGTAAGCTTCCAAAGACCGAGAAGAAGGATAAGCATGACAAATACTGCACTGGCTGGGCCAGCGAGAAATGGCGCTAAAGCTTCAGCGGTACTCATTATTCCTCCGATTTCTTTTTAAGAGCGTCAAGCACTATTCTTGCGATAGCTCTGGAATCAGCGGCAGAGGGAGAATACTGGTTGCTTGCATCGTAGGAAGATAAAGCCGCAGCCACTTCGCTATCTGGAACCAGTACAGGAATCACAATCCCAGACGCCTCAAAAGAGGTTCCACTTGTATCCTCTCCCGCTATCTGAATCTGACGAACAGAAAGCCAATCTACTATCATGGTAAGTTCGCTCTAAGTAAAAGGTACTCAACGCCGATTTTAACTTGGTCGCCATCATCCCACGCTGTTCCGTCTATTCTCAGACCTAAACCAACCATTATAACCATCGGCTGTCCGCCCGATGTTACTTGGTTGTTACTGGTCCTGCTAATACCGGAGTTGTTACTGGCGTCAAATCCGTTTGTTTCTTCGACAAGAGCAGCAACACCGCCACCGATGCGATTTCCACCGTGGAGGAAGTTTATCATTCCAAAGTCAGGGCCACCAGTAGATAACGAAGTAGCGCCAGAATAGGTGTACACACCGTACACAGCGTTTGCGCTGTTAGTAACGATCTGTCCGAACGCTCCGCCAAGGCTAAGGTTTGCTGCCGTTTCCGCTGCGCCACTACGCGCTAATCCTGCGACAATATCGCATGACATGTCACGGGTACCGTCAAAGTCCAGCCGGTAAATACCCGAAGTGAAGAAGCCTCTGTTTATGTTGTTACCATCAACAGTGGCATTCTTATACCAGCGAGGTGCCTCTCGGGTTCCACCGTTTTTCCAGTTAAGGGCTGCGTTAGAGCCGGAAGACAGAGCGTTAACTGTGATAACGTTACGGTTGTTAGTTGAGTCCCAGCTAACACTCTTAACCAGACTGTCTGGATCGTGTAACGTCCAAGACCCATCAGACAAGTTAGCCTTAATCAAGTCGATGTTATACAGACTGGAAGCCGCAGCGCCGATTTTAACGGTGTGGGTGGCTGTAGCCAGAATGTTATTGTCACTGTCCCGAGCGTTAAGAGAAAGCGTAAAGCCGTCACCGTTAGCGTGGCCGGAAAAGCTATACGCTCCAAGCCCGCTACCGCTAACAGAAGTAGAACCCACAGCGTTTTTAATTACCGCTTGGTAGTTGTTGATTAAGCCACCGGGATCGTCAAATGCGCTAAACGTTTTAGCGGAGGGAGATCCACCAGCGGAAACAGCCTGAGAAGTGGCAGAAGGGGGGATGACTTTATTGAATCCCCGCCGTTTAAGCACTCCAGCATTCAGGTATTTGACTCTGATATTAGGCGCCACTTTCGTTACTCGACTTGATAGAGCCTAAGCACTTAGTAAAGACCAAGACAACAACTGCTACGTTATCAGTACTTGCGCCATTCCAATGCGGCTTGTAGTAAAGCTTACCGTTACCCTCTGCGTCAGGGTTAACCTGAAAAGGGATACCGGGATCAAACTGATCGCGAGTAATAGCAGCAACAGCAATGGTACCACTGTAGTTTAACCGTGCCCGCTCACTAAGAGAGCCAGAGGTTTCTCCAGAGGTTTCACTTAAGCTGGGCTGGTATGTGCCAGCCGTGCCAGTAGTGCGCTGAAAACCATGGTAGTCCAGATTCCAAACGCCCTTACCCAGAGGGACTTCGATCTCATGGGCTGCTCGACTGGCCGTTAAGGTAAACTCAAAGAACCGTCTAATAGAACCGGCGGACATAGGTACTCCTTAGAGGAAAACTAACATAGAACCTTGAGTATGTCAAGACTATTTTAATCCCTCTACTTTTTTCTTTTTCTGGTTTAGATAGAAGTGGAAGTCTTCCACCATCTTATCTCTTTCTTCATCGGGGTTATACGTGTACGTCTTCACTACCCCAAAGATATTCATCAGAGCGTGACGAGTGTAGTCTACTACTTGTCGCTTGTTGTAGGGGTTTTTAAACTTCAAGTCGTCTAACAACTTGGGAATCTGGCTACCCACAACAGGGAGCATTCTAAGAGCTAAGATACCCTTCTTAGAAGCCATCCATCTACCCTTCTCCTCATCGTAGAAGGGGTTATCCCATGCGGCACCTAATACCGGAGTCTTGCTCATGTACATTAAGACTTGAGCTTCAGAAGGCTTAATCGGAATGTGGACACTGTTAGACGGTATATCCTTACGGAACCAGTCATCTATCATCCTGTCTGCCATGCCTCTACCAGTCGGATACAGGTTGGAGACAATAGGATCTAACGACTTAGCCATCCAATCATCTGCTACTGAGTCTTCTCCAGCAGCAATAAGCGTCATAGCTATACCGAACTTGAGAGGAGTAAGCAGCATCTCGAAAGAATCCAGTGGGCCTAATGCCGGTAGAATACCGAACATGTACTCATCCTTAAGGATATCTTTGTCTACCTCACTCATGCCATTTAGCCAGCTATCTTTAGGCCGACCTAACTCTAATCTTTCTTCTTGAGTAAGTCTACGAGGAGCGGTTATTGCTCTTGCACCTCTCGGCCACCCAGGGACAAAGGCTTCAGCATAAGCATCCTGCTCCGTCTTAGGCTCACTTTGAGGACCGCTAAGAGTCTCAGCCAGGAGGTTTTCGTAAAAGTAAGAAAGCTGCTTTAACCTCGCCTGGCCGGTCTGGCCTTTAAGCCCCATATCCACCACTTCTTTCATGGAGCCAGCGGTTATAGGTTTCAGCGTTTCTTTCGCTACCTGCTGTAGTGCCAGGTTCCAGTAACGGTAGAAGGGGAATATCTGAGCCATATAAAGCAGAGCGTTTCTGTTAACTCCGTGTGACCAGTCATAAAGTGCATCGTCCACTCCTCTGGCTGCTTTCTCTGGGCTTAGTCCGTCTTGCATTTTCTGGAACCAGAGCACGGTCCTCATTCTCTGCTGAGTAACCATTGCAAAGTCATCAGTCCAACTCTGCATAATCTTAGCTTTATCTAACCCAGCCCGCGCAAGCTTCTTGTACCACTTGGTTTCTTCCTGCCTAATGCGTAAGTCTCGGATAACCTCTGCTAAGTTTTGATGGATAAAAGTATCCATAACTCCAGCTTCGGTAGCTATTCTGCGCAAGTCACCAACAACGTACTTGTTGCCTGCAATCTCCATGATTGCATCGTCAGCGGTGTTGATATCCCAGAACCGAGTAACATGTGGATCGAACACAAAGTCAGTAGCGCTACGAGCCATGCGGCCACCCTTCTCTCCCATAGTGCGTGAGAGGCGGTCTACTAACTTTCTTCCGTATGGCATGTACCCTAAAGCGCCAGGAATCGCTGCCTTTGCTGCGCTCTTTACTCCGTGCGAGAACCATATCTGGGCTAAGTCAGACATCGCGGCGAAAGTAAAATACTGAGGCTTAGGAATAAACAGACCAGTGGTCATGCCTGTTTTTGTTAGCCTCAATATAGCCAGTCCATTTTGGGCAGCTTTAGCGGCTAACTCATTGCCAGTAGAAGTGTATACAGCCTCTAACTGCTTGACCTGCTTTGACAGAGCGGAGTCTATCTCTTGGACAGCAGCGGAAGGAATGTACGACCCCTTAGCTATGTTGAGCATATCGCGGGATCTTTTCTTAGCGTTGAAGAATGGACCGGCTTCAACTGTACGACCAGCCATAGTCAGACCGTAGTTAAGCATGTTATCCACGGCTGTGTTAAAGTTCGCTACGCCCTTCTTCTTTTTGCCTTCGCTAATGTCGCCTAAGCCCTGCATAAAGATATTGATATCTTCTGCTTCTTTAGTGCTAAGAACAGCGCCCAACTCTCTGCGGATAGCGTGAGTCATTCCGTGCAAACCAGCAGCGTGAATAACAGCTTTAGCTCCTAAGCCAATAGCGCGTGATCTACGAGTGTCTAAGTTTTCTTCCCCCAGAACACCGACTGTTACGCCCATTAACTTGTTCTGGAACTCCTCAAACGTGGTTATGTCTTTGTTCTTTAGAAGTCTGGCAGCTCTAACAGCCAACTCTCCGGCTTTAGTATCCGATGCCTGCTTCATCCACATTCGAGATAAGCCGATGAGTGCAGCCGGTAAGACTCCCTCTTTGACTAACTCCTCAAAAGGCTTGGGTGCTCCCTTCTTTTTCTTGGTGCTTAAAACTTGCAGCACACGAGAATCAGACAAGATAGCCCGTCTTGCAGCTTCAAAGACTGTAAGACCCTGGACGTTGTTCATTGTAGTGAACCCGTCCTTTAGTGTATGCGGATCAGTGTTGTCTACGTATTTGTAGAGTCCGTCTACCGCACCACCGTTCTCTGCGAAAATCTTTTCGGTTAGCTGGATCGCTTCTTCAGTCGTTTTGTTAATAACGTTCTCTGTGCCTTTATAAACACGAGACAGTCTCAGGTTAGTCTCACCGAACCGTGAGCGAATGTTAGCCTGCCCTGGATCCGTCATCTTAGTAACGAAAGTGCGATACCATCTTTTCAGCCAAGCTTTGTCACCGGTAGACACTTTCCACTCTGTCTGTAGAGTGTGCAACGCAAGCCTGTAGTCAAAGTCTCCCTTGTTTGCTTTAGTCTGAGACTGGTACATGATAGCCAACGCCTGACGTAAACTGTCAGTACCACCTCTGGTTAAGTTCTCAAACTTACCCTCTGGCTGGGGCTCAGGAGTAGGCGCATCGTCAGCTTTTTGTGTCGGCTTAGAGGCTACTACATTATCTGAAGCCGCATTCCAAGTGCCCACATTGTCTTGGGACTTGACTTGCGATGGCTTAAAGGCCACTATTTCTTTTACTTTTCCATCTTTCCCGTATTGAATTATGCCGTCGTAACCTTTAGCGATAGCTCTGGTTTGTATCTGCCGACCGACATACCCGTAGTTTTCTTCGGCTTTTTCTACTATTTTTCTTGCTTTTGTTTCGGGCACACCTAACTGGACTAAAGCGTCCACAGTTGGAGTTAAGCGCTCTCTAATCTCTAAAGGCTTTTTAATGCTCACATAGCCAGTAAACACAGATCCAGTTGTGTCGTTTTTTATAGCGTAATCAGCAGCGTAATCTCGGGCAAACTTTAAATCTGGAGTTAAGTATATGCCGGAACCTAAAGCGCCTCTTGGGCTAACTTTAAAAGCTCTACTGCCTTTTTCTACGTTAGCTCCTCCATGAAAAACGGTCAAAGGAGCACCGGAAGAATCCACTATTTTTGATCCTTTAAACCATTGTTTGAATTCTGGTGTTTGGGTATTACTTTTTCTAAGCTCTGCCAGTTTTTCAGTTAGTCTCATGCCCAGATCAAAGTCCATGACTTTGAAGGCGTTACTTATTTGTTCTTTTAAGCTTTGAGGAGTGTCAGCTTTTTGTATTGGCTTGGAAGCTACTACGTCGTCTACCTTAATCATTCCCTCTGCTACAGGATTGAATCTTTCAGGAAACTTAGTAGAGTCACTGTACTTAGCGCCTCTGAGGTCGGACTTGGTGAGGATTGCACTCCACAGGTCAGTCTCGCTGAGGTTGGCACCGCGAAGGTTGGCACCGTGGAGGTCGGCATTCTCAAGGTTGGCATTGCTGAGGTTGGCTTTCTTGAGGTTGGCCTTTCTGAAGTAGGCACCGCTGAGGTTGGCACCATTGAGGGTGGCACCGCTGAGGTCGGCACTGGTGAGGTAGGCCCAGTAGAGGTCGGCACCGCTCAGGTCGGCATCGCGGAGATTAGCTCGGCGGAGATTGGCTTCGCTGAGACGTGCCCAGCGGAGGTCGGCACCACTCAGGTTCACCCCTCGCAGGTTAATATCGCTGAGGTCTATATTTCTTAAGCTGGCATTGTTGAGGTCTAATTTTACACCTAATGTTTCGGCTAACTCTAACGCCTGTTTTATATTATCTGGATCTTGTGTCTCTACTAACTCTTTGAGTCTACTCTGAATATCAGCAGGCTTCATAGAAGCAGTAATGTCTACGTCTTCCGGCCTAACCGGCGTGTCTTTACGTCCAACATCGAGAATGTCTTCAGTGATTCTGGTAAGCTCAGTAAGAGCGTCTTTATTGGTGGGCTTAATGCCTAAGAGGCTAAGAACAGTCTCCACAAAAGCAGAAAAAGCAGACTTGTTTTCGGCTACTTCAACTGTCTTTAACCAGTCCATGAATTTTCGATCGTTATACGCCCAAGAGATAAGCTCTATAGGAGTTTGCTTTGCGTTATATCGTTTTTTACCTGTACGGTCATACGGACCTAAGCTTCTAATCCCACTCTTGTTGAACGCCTTACGGACTTTCTTCTCTAAAGAGTAGAGCTCAACAATAGACTCTACCTGTGGCCCTATCTTTTTTCTTTCCTGATCACTTAAGCTGTTCAGGTATTTTTTGATCTTAGATCGGCTTAATGTCCCGTCCGCATTCCTTAAGCCAAGAGAAGTTACTCTTGCGTTGACTCCGTATATTTGTCCAAGCGTGGCCATGTGCAATAACTCATGGCATATGGTGTCTCCGAGATCTTTAAAAGACGGATGCCCGAGATTTAGGGCTATTTTTCTCCGCCTAAAACTTGCTTGACCCGAAGTGCTCTCTTTGAAAGACCAACCGCCAGCGCTAAGAGCTCCAGGATTTAAGCCGAAATCTATAGTTACGCCTTTAAAATACCCACGCTTTAAGCACTCATCCATGAGGTATTTTCTACCTGGGGAGAGAGCAGTGTTGCCTTCAAAAACTTTAACAAGAGATTCTGCGTCGATGCCCTGGACAATGCCTCCCGTTTCTAACGTTTCCCTTGATATGTTTAGCTTCTCTAAGAGTTCTAAGGTGGCCGCTATTGGATCATCAAAAAAGCCAATACCAGACTTGCCACTTCCGGGAACAATATCAGGGTCCGGTGTTGTTGGCGCTGTTGGTGTTGGTGCTGGCTTAGGAGCAGGCTTAGGCTGAGGTACTGGCTTAGGCGCTTCCGGCTTAGGAGGCGGGGCAGGTGTAGGCGCTGGCGCTGGAGTAGGCTTAGGCGCAGGTGCAGGCGCAGGAGTGGGGGCCTCTGGGGCCTCTGGGGCTTCCGGCGCAACCGGTGGGGCCTCTGGGGCCGGTGGAGTAGTCGGGCCACCTTCTTCTGCTTTAGGCTTCTTAAGTCCGAATGCTTCACGAATAAGATCGCGGTGCTCTTTCGGAAAAGTCTTTAGCACTTTTTCAGTTAGAGTCTCATCAATGAGATCTCTACCGAAAGTAGCCTCTGCATTTTTAGTAAACACAGAGTAGGGGACTTTATCCCCTAAACCAAAGAGGAATGGAGACACCTCTAAGGCGTCCATCTCTGGAATACCCACTCTGGTAGTGAGGTACTTAAAGGCAGTGTTGCGGTCAGTTATCTTTTTCGCGCCCGACCTAACGGTAGAAGACAAGTCCTTTAAGATAGACTGCCAAGTATTGGCCCGGTTTACCTCATCTAAGGCTTTTGCGTTCTTCTTTCTTGCCTCTAAAAGCTTAGTGTAAGCTCTCAGGTCTTTTTTAACGCTCACTAAAGCTGGGTTCTTTTTCTGCCCTTTGAGGCTCAGAGTAGTTATCAAAGACGTTTCCGCCTCTAACTTTCTTTTTTCTGCTCTGAGTTTTTCGTACTTCTTAGTGCCTTTTTGGGTTGTACCTAACTCCTTTTTGATCTCTTTTAATCTTTTAGACACGTTGCCAGCGTCAAACAACTCACTAATCTTAGCAGTAGCGTCAACACCAGTAGCCTTGTAGTAGGCGTACATAGAGTTAGTAAAAGCTTGGTACGTTTTCTGCACACTAACGTTAGCTTTCTGCGCAGCGTTAGCAGCATCAGTAGCGGCCTTCTGCATGTGGGCTTTAGCGTCCGGGACATACCCATCTTCTAAGAGCTTAAACATCTGCTGACTTAAAGAACCTACACTGTCCGCAGACAAGTCTCTGTTTAGTCTTTTATACTCTTGCCAAGCCATCTTAAAGTTTGGATCTTTCCTGGCTTTTTTATTGATCTCCTGTATTAGGGCATTTTCAGTTTTCGTAAATATAGCTATTTCTTCGTCAATCTTTGCGTTAGCTTTTTTTAAAGCTTTCTTTTCTTCTCTAAGCTGTTTAATAGCAGCGTTTATTGTGTCTTTAGACTCGGGAGAAGATGCAAGCTGCCTTCTTAAAGCTCTTATTTCTGAATCTTTTTTCTTTATATCTTGGCTGTTCTTGATCTTTGCCTTTTCAAACCCCATTCGCTTTGGGTTTACTGAGCCACCAAAATTGATAAGCGCTGTAAACTCTGGGTTAGTCTGGGCGAGAGTTTCTAACTGTGACTTCTTCTGCGTGAACTCTGCGTAGACTCGGTTGTACTCGTCATCCATGTTAGTGGCTTTAACCAGAGCTTCATCGGCCAGTTTCTTAGCGGCTTCAGCTTTGGACTGTAGCCCAACAGAAGAAGTTAGAGCCTCATCAATAAAGCGTATATCCGCAACAAAGTCATTAACGTCATTTTCGTACACTGTGATACGATCTTTTATTTTAGGGTCAGAGAAAAGTCTCTGGTCGGCGTCTTTGATTTCGTCTAACTGCTTACTTTCAGTGAGAGTCAGCTTATCCAGATTTGCGATCTGCTTTTCTACAGCCTCAATCTTATCCTCAGACACCTGAATCTCTGAGAAAAGCTTCCTCTCCGCTAATAAGTGCGCAGCTTTGTTTTCCTGCTCAATAAAATTGAAGGCAGTAGCCACGTTACTTTTCTCGGACGCTGCCTCAAGAATGTCAGCTATCTGATAAGCCTTCTTGATTCTTTGGATCTTGGCTGCTTTAGCCGCACCGTACCCTAAGCCCCCTGTTGCCACACTAAAAGCGTCAGGCTCAACAAGGTAAGGGAGAAAAGAAGCAAAACGAGTAATGAAAGACTTACTCACAGTCTGTCTAATCTCATCGGCGGACTCTGGAGAAGCCCCAAACATTAGAGATAAACTCTCTGAACCGAAGCCTACCCACTCGGACATTTCATCCATGAAGATAGTCTGGTCAAAGATATTTCTAATGATATCTTTCTCAGACTTCTCAAAGAGCTGAGTACCCACTACGCCAGCTGTGTTGAGTATTCCCTCGTTAGAGGCAGCAGCTAACACAGCGTCAGGATAGTTACCCGTACCTAAACCCTGCTCCATGTGCTCTCTAATAAAGCGCATACCAGCAGAGCCTAAATCTAAGGGACTAAGCCTAACAAACTCCTCAAGCTTACCTTCCTTAGACAGCTCCTCCGTAGTAGGGGACCACGGATCAATAGCCTGTCTCTGAGGACTTAGGTAAGCCAATATTGGACTTAAAGGGTAGGGAATCTTAGAGTATTTCTCTACTCTTTTAGGGTCAACCTCGGGAGCGAACATGATATTTCTACCGGCTCTTACTGCCCGCGCAATATCCTTTATCGCTAACTCCGTAGATTCAGCTTTATACTTTTCTCTATCGGCGTCAGAGTTAACTTCGCCTTTTCTAACGAAGTCATTGTAGTACGCCTGCTCTAACTCAGTCCTAACCTGACGACCGTTGATAGCTAAACCTTTCTCGGTAGAGACAAAGGCGTTAATCTGGTAGTCCTTTTGTGGGCCTAACTGAACGTCGGACACTTTTTGGCGCTCTGTGCCCTGTAAGAATGCGCTAACCGGAGAGTCCTGGGGTATTAGTTGAGCGATAAGAGCATCTGGACCTTTAAACGCTGGTCTACCCGTAATCCGCTCAAAGTAACTCGGACCTTTAGCTATGAAATCTTCCGGCGATATTTCCAGCTCACGAGCAAGATCAACAAGGACTTGTCTCTCAGGAGGAATAGTGTTGTACCGCGCCTCTAAAGTATCTCTAAACTTCTTAGAGGAGTTCATGTGGTACGCAATGTAGGCTATTTCTTCTCCAACAGAAACGTCCATACCCTGATTGACAGCGGAACGGATAGCCTCTCTGGACTCTTTAGATAGCCCTTCCTGCATAGACGGAGGTAGTCTTAAGGTGCGCTGCTCTGTCTCAGTATCCGGCACGTTTATTCTTGCTACGGCATCACCGACTGGCCCGGTAGAGGGCGCATTATCGGCGGCTTCGATCATAGCAGGGGTAACGTACTTAGGCTCTTGCTTTGCTTCTACAGCATCGTAAGGAGTTTCTTCCTCCTCTTTATCTGGCTCAGGAAGTTTAGCTATCCTGTCTTCTGCTAACTCTATTCCCAGAGCTTTTCTGGACGCAGCTAAAGAAGCTGCTATCTTTTTTTGGTTATCGAGTACGTCTGAAAGGCTCATGACTGCTGCGCCTCCAAAATGTCTAACATCATCTGGTTAGCTGTTTCTCTTTGTTTAGCAAGATTTTGTTTTCGTTTTTCTGCTGTAGCTTCAAGACCTTCAAAACCATACTTGGAACCAGAATCAGGAGCAGAGGGTGTGTATCTTTGAGGTGCGCCCATGTTCTGCACAGCGCCTAAAGCGCCTTCTTTTAGGGCTTTTTCTTGCGCTGCTTTAGCTTCTTTCTGTGCGTCAGACTCAACTAAAACTTCGCCCTTGCGCCGCTTTAACCGTGCCTGCTGTCGGGCAGCGTAAGCCTCACCCGGCGTCATACTCTGGATAACTTTCCCGCCTTCTCCTGTTTTTTCCTCGAACTTACCTTTACCTATCTGCCGTCCTGCTCTGAGAACCCTATCCTGTGCTCGTCTTTGCCCGGCAACTCTACGGTAATCTTTAGGGCTTTCGCCTGTAGCTGCCTCACTGTCATCTTTTCTTCCAAAGATGCGAGGAAGTTTTGCGGCTTCTGCTGCTACTTCTTGGTACTGTTCATCCCCAAGAACAACGTTAACCATCACATCTCTAAACGTTCTTTGCCCCTGACCAGTAGTCTGTAAGGCTAATATGTTAGCGGTAATTTGGTTTTCTGCTGGGACAAAGTAATCATTAACTAACTGCTCTGCATCGTTAGAGTTTAATATTCCAGGGTCAAAATCACTGTTCAGCTCAATACCAGTTCCATCTTCGTTAAGCTTGAAAAGACCAAGCTCAATTGCAACGCCAACAGCCTGCTCTATAGAACCAGTAGCACTAACGCCTCCGGGCTTAATCCCTTCTGCATCTAAAAGCTGTAACTGATCATCAAGTAAAGTTAAATCCACACTATCTTCTGCTAATCTTGGATTTATACTGGCTGCTGCCTCTTTCAGTGCTGGTGTCACAGTACCAAAAAACCCATCACCGGCATCTTCAATCATAGCCATAAGTCCCCGCCGCTCCTCTCCTTCTTCCGGCTCAGGGCTTCTAAGGACTATCTCCCTATCAATGTTATACAGAAATCTCTGCATTTCTTCGCCAGGACTTATTACTAACGAGTCTGTTTGCCCTTTTATAATATTCAATATTGTATCGTCATCTATATCCCCAAACATGCCGTCTTGTTGCTCTAATTGATTAATGACTTCATTATAAGCCTGAGCTTGAGCGGTACTAAAACCGTCTTTACTGTACGTTTGCCTTTTATTTCCTCGTTCCTCTAATAGCTTAGTGGTTTCCTCTAATTTTGAGATCGACAACGAATTAGTTAATTCACCACTTTTTCTGGCGTTAGTTGCTGCCTGAGTTATTATTGTCCTTAACACTTCCATGTTTTGCTTTGTTAAGTCTGCTTTTTTTTCTGCCGCAGACAAATTTTGATCATTAATGGTCGCTAAAGTTTCAGCTTTTTGTTTAGCAATGTTCTGCTTTAGTTTTGTGTTTTCTATAGTATAATTGGCTATTTGATCCGCAGTTAACCCCTGGGCACCTCGAATATCAATAGCTGGAAGTGGAGAACCAAGAGCAAAAGAAGCAAACGCTCTACCCGTATTACGAGCAAGGACTTCTCTTTCAATTCCCCTACCGCTTTCTGCGAGGATTAAAATATCCAGCATCCCTTTGTTTTTGGGAAGCAGAAGGAGGTCTACTAATTCTTCGTTTGTAGCCATGGTTACGCCTACTGTGGTGCGGGATTAAGCTGGAGTCGGGATAAAATCAGCCAGAGCTTCTAAGTTATCTCCGACTTCACTTACAGCGAACATAGTGTTTTCTCTGCGCCTATCCTGCTGACCTTCAAGACGAGCAAGGATCTCTTGTCTCTTGGCTTCAGCTAAAGACTGAGATAACTTAGCTGCTTCAGATGCAGCCATAGCAGAAGCCTGAGCTTGAGAGCCCGCTATCTGCTTTTGCATTTCCATCTGCTGACCGGAAGCAACACCTGGGACTCCGCCCATTGCTTGTCTTGCGGAGATAGCGTTCTGAGCGTTAATCATCGCTCTTTGCTGCTCACCGGCACGGTCTATGATCTGGTCTTGCTGAGATTCGGTAAGACCTAACTCACCTCTCTCCATTGCCTGCAAGTCGTTAATTAATACCTGCTTACTGACTTGGGGCGCTCTTAGGTTAAGCTTTGAAACGTTAGTACCGTATACGTTTTCACGCCCACCATAAGCGTTAGAGATACTACTTGCAGTGCTTAGAGCATCATTGATGGACATTTACCGCTCCTATGGGAGCGCAATTACAGCGGTCCCTCTGTGTCTGAATCTTATCATGTTTGCCTGAGAATAGACACCCAAACTTAGGGTATGCCAGCCTTTAGTCAGGTTTGTACGCAGACGATGTGTATGGTATTGTCTCGTATGGAACCACGGCTCATGCTCATTTGAACCATTATAAGAGTTTGGCATACTGTTAAGAGTGAAGCTCTGCTTGTTGCCGTCAAGAAGCATAGGCAGCTCTATGACGGTAGCATTAGCGGTAGAGTCACACAAAACATTGCACCATGCTATGAGCACAACTTTCATGTTGGCTTTGCGCAAATAGAACCTTAGCCCTGTTCCCATGACCGGTATCTGAGCGCCAGTGCGGGCAGCGGTATCAGCAAATAAAACTTTGGGGTAGTCAATGTATTTAGAGGTAGAGGAAACATAGAAATCTCCGTACCTGTAGACATGCCTACGGGTTAAGCCTTGAGCATAAGTGGAAAAATCAATGTTGGCCTGATCAAGTTTTCCGTGGAGAACAGAAGCACTGGCAGGTGTAGCGATACGGTTAAACAAGTTCTGGTTAAAACTTGTAGAGCTGATAACAGCCCCGTCAGTAAAAGCGTTTGGGATAGTTATGTCGGCCATTAGCTACTTATAAACCCGCTTCTTAAGGCTATGACTGTGAGATTACAGTCTCCGAGAATCACTTTGGCGTCAGCCGCAGCGACACTACCCCTGTGTACAGATACCATAGCTCTAACGCCGATAACGTTTTCGGCTAAAGGCTCCACTAAGTTATTTAAACAAAGAGCCCAAGATATGTTATCCGGCCCCATGTTGTTTATGATTTCCTCAGTGGCAGCAATGTTTACCCAACCAGAGGTCTGAAGGTTTACCTGGAGAGTAAACGCAGCAAAAATAGGAGCAAGCCCTTGAGTAGTGGGGTAAGACTCACCGCCATCAAAAAGCTGTAGCACTCTAATGTTGCAAAGGATTAGAATGCCGCCTGCAAAATTAGCATCAGAAGTGGGAGAAGGGCGAGTAACAGAGAAACCTGTTATGGCCAATAGCTGCTGGGCAGTAGCGGAAGAAAGAGCGCCAGCCCCAACGACTAACCATCCAGAGGTCTGATCATACCCAGGATACGGAGCAGTAGCAGCGGTGTACGTGTGGTTTATGCCCATAGACGAACCGCCACTACTATAGATTTCTACGGTAGAAGAAGTGATAGCTAACTCTGGCACCTGAGTATCTAAGGCGCGGTCTGCTATATCGTCAGGCTTTAGAGCGTTTAGCCTATCTCTAATGTCGGTAAACCAAGCATCAGAGATAGCCTTAGTGATCTCGTCGCCTTCCTCTGGTACAGTGATAGGCATTAGATCAAGCACTCCAAAAAGGTAAGGTACGAGTTGCCAATGTAGTAAAGAATAGGAGAGCTAAGGTCTGCCCAATCGTCCTTACGGCTACACCGAGCTACTAACTCTATTTTATGGTTACCCTCTAAAATGGGGATAATAGCCAGAGCGTTAACGCCTTTGTAAGCTACGGGGCCATAAAGGGGCGTAGGATCATTAGAGGATTGACGACCACCGGAGGCTCCGTCTTCGTAGACTAAGCCATCAATACGAATGGCTAACTGAAAGCCTAAAACATTGTCTTTAGCGGCAGTTCCACCAGAGTTTGTCACGTCCCGCATCACCTGCGCTTTACCGTTAATAATAACAGTAGAGGTGTAAAAGAACCTGTCAAGAGTGTGGAGTACCTGCCAATCAGTGTTTAACTGAAGCTCAGTGCTGTTATTTGCAGCAGTTGGAGCAGTCGTAACAGTCATACCGTGGTTGGCAGAACTGGTTATGGAAGCGTAAGTAGACACACCAGACGTTCTAAACACAGCCTCATGGTTAAAATGAGTGCGGTTTAGGGAGTTGGTGTCGTTAAAGTTATGGAACCCGAGATTACCGATAGCTCCGATAAGGGGTCCGAACATGTCCATGTAGTCTTCGGTATCGAAGACCTCGTGAGAGTGCGCTTTACGAAAGGGGAAAGGGTAAAACGGGATCATCCTCTCGGCCTCCGACCCATCTCATTACGGGGATGGAATGTCATACCAATAGATTTAATGTCTACTTTGTTATCGCAAGTAAACTTAAACTTGATAACTTCTGTGCTTGGAGCAGCCACACCTTTTCTCTGCTGAAAAGCTCTGCGTTTCATAAAGAAAGCGTCTTGTCCCGCACCAATATTAGCGGAATCAAAAGCAGGAGGTATGCGCTCTTTTGAGCGAGTCTGGAATGTGATAGTCGCTACAGGTGTGCGCTTGTTAAAGTCTCGGTAGACTTCGCAGCTAATTATACCGGAGCTATGGTCATCAGCAAAAGAGGTAGTCTCTCTTAGAGTAAGTAGTACCTCTTTAATGGAAAATCTGCCTCCGCCCATTACTGCCATCCAAGGCGTTTCCATTACGATAGATCTACTCTGGGAAGAATACTCAGCGCTCTCTCCGCCAAAAACCCAAACACCGGATCTCTCTGTAGAGCTTGCAGTATCCTTCCCAGAGTAGACAATCATACCGTTAATGTGTACGGCATGTTGCATCTTAAAATCTGTGTACTCTCTAAAGCCAGTACCATCAAACACAAAAATTCTATTGTTTTCTGTGGAGGCTTCATAAGGAACAGAGCAAAGATACTCACCGCGCATAGGATTGTACACTGCGCAAGACTGAATAGCCCTGCCCCAATTAATCCTATCTGTTCTGGCTTCTATGTTCGTAGATATAATGTTGACAGCTTGCCCGTCCCAGGCTGCAAATCCTCTACGGGAGAGCCAGACGATAGCAGTGCTTCCAAACTCGCAAACAGACTCTTGTCCAACAGCGCCAATAGACGCAGATAGTTGGACAACGTAGAATCCCCCGGTGTCGTTATTCTGGGAGATTAAACTTGTAGTGCTGTCTGTAAAGACTAACAAGCCCTGGTTACATTTCTTAAGGGCTACGATTTTGTTACCGGCAGGAGCGACAGCCTCGAACTCGTTACGGAGAAAAGTGCCCCATTTACCCGGCACGCTACGGTGAACAACGCTGGGGTTAGACTCCATACCGGCTACCCACAACTGGCCGAAGGCCACCTCTGCTACCCTGAAGTACGGCACGGGTATTACGTCTAACGGTTCCAGTACCAGTTCAGTATCCGGCACACTGTCCGGTATTTTCTCAGCGATAGAGCCGGGAACATTATAAGCGGCATTACTTAAGCTGCTTGAAGGGTACTCAAACAGAGCAGAAGTACCAGAGTTAAACTGGTCCTTAGTCCTACAGAAAATCCCGCCAACCGTGGTACCCTCGCCCTGCTGGATATTAGTCCAGAGGAGATTAAACTGTAAAGTCTCCGCGACTTTATCTCCGCTACCGGTACTCACAGCTTGCCGCTTGGAACCGGTAAGTACCGCTTCGGATCTCTGGGATAACGGGGACATATTACCCCAATAATCAATCCACCGGTAAGCTGCCTGCCAGGATCCCCTGAGTAAAGAAGCGTACTCAGAATCTGGATCTCGAATAACAGTGCCTAACTGCCCGAACCCAAAGTAATCTGTGTTTTTCCCGCCCCCTGCTACTCGCATGTTTAGGGCATCCATAAGATACCCTTCATCATTTCCACTATCCATATCACTGGTGGAAATGTTAGAGTGGGGACCAAAACCCACAGGCGAAGAAGGACCGTTAGTGTAGCCCAACGTATCCGGAATAGTCCCATCGTAGAAAAGGGCTCTACCGGTATGGGGAATGATGACTATTCCGCCAGGAACCGGGACAAAACGAGTAGGAGCTTTGATAGAATTATCATTAGGAACAACGTGCTTAAGTTCCCCAGAGGCTCCAAAGATTTCATCCCAATTATTCTTATCCCCCCGGAAAGACTTAATAGCAGCCCCATCATGGATTAAGAGGTGCATCTTACCTCTGAAATCAACGAAGTAGCCTATGCCCTGCATGTTGCTGTAGCTTGAATAAGCGCCAACTCTAATTAAAGGCACTGGCCCCCTAACTGTTCTTAGGGTAGCATCCTTCGTCAGCTCTAAGTTTTCTATCCTATCCGCGAATTCTTCCGGTGGATAGAGCTTAGAGTTTTCTACTAAAAGAGTGAGGGGGCCTGCTTTCAGTAGATTCTTTTCGTACATTTATTCTTCCATTAGAAGAAAATCCGGGAGTTGTAACACCCCTCGCATCTCAGGAAAAGAGTGAAGCTCTAAGCGAATAGGAGAGTCACTGGTGTACGCCTCATCTCTGAAACGGGCACTCTGAAGCCTAAACTTCCAAACTACATCTGAGATAGGGAAAAGCGCAGACACAAACTGGAACTCGTTCACTTGGGGATTCCAGTAAACACAACCGGGAATAGGTGCTCCAAGCGGCACACCCTCTACCTCTGCCCCGAAGTTGTTAATCTCGTTGCCTTTCATCTATACACTCTCGACGTTTTTCTTTTTAAGACCCTATCGGGTCCACCAGTGAATCTTTTCTTAGCCGCTCTGAGACACTTTCTGTAGTTGTTCTCAGCTTTATCAGTAAAGTGCGAATCCCCGAGATGGTAAGCTAATCTGCGAAAAGCATCCCACTTCATACACTCAAGCACTTCTCTGGGCCATGGTAAAACTTGGTTTTCGTCCGTGTATTCCTGTGGTCTGCATCGAGTCTTAAGCTTAAGACGATAGACATCATCAGGAAACGGAGTCATGTAGAGCTTTCTATACCCTTTGTTCTGCTTGAAGACTTCATAGATATGCGGCACGTAGCCTCTATCAGTCCAAGTGTCATAGGTATTAAGAGTTTGCCCCACTAATCGCCATTCATTGTGGTCATCAGTTCTTGCGGCAAAAGAGCCGCCACCGGTAGAAACAGTCTGCTTTCTGTATATTCTATAATAGAAATCTAAATAAGTCTTGAGCGGTGCAGCCCCAAAGCCTAACAGGTAACCATAATCAGGAAAAGTGATTTTGTTACCACTACCGCCATTTGTTGTAGTAATGCTTCCAGTAGATTTACTGATACTGGATTCCATGTAAGGTATGGCTTTATCTGTGTAAGACATATCATAGGAGTACTTTTTACCTAAACACAAAGTGTATGCGTACTCAAAAGTACCACCTTCATGCCCAGCATTAAAAGTATTAACTCCGTCTGCCGAAACTTTAGCTCCCGCACTTGGGGGCCTAAGAAAAGCGTCACCATCTACCCAAGTAGTAGCGGGGCTACCTATATGGAATTCGGTATTGGGCCGAATATGGAGCCATCTGTCCAGAGCTTCACCATAGGGAATATGTTTAACTTTTACTCCACCCAGGGATTCATTCCAGATAGATACATCGTAAATCTCTGCTACCCTATCAGGAAGTAGCACAGCCTCCTCGTAGATACGATACTCCATATTCGTATCGACAGTAGGGAAAAACTTATCCAAGGCGAACTTTCCACCGCCACCACTGGCATCGTCTACGAACCCTAATATCTGCCGTTTTACCCATTCTCCCGCAGCAGACTTCAACTCAATAGTTTTGCCTGCCATTTGGTCTTTATTAAATTTAACTGAAAACTTAGACACTACTGCGCTTGGCACGTCTAAGACATTTGAATATGTGCTATTTACGGATATTCTATCTGCTAAGTCACCTTGCACTGACTCTAATACCGGATGAGTCCAACACTCCACCTCCTCTCTAAAGAAAGGCAGAGATGGAGCATCGGAAAACACTCTGGTAGCCGCAGAGTTAATGAACCTCTTTAGCATATTTTTTGCAGCATCAGTTGTGTCGGGTTGCCAATCTGACAAGTCCCAAACACTCTGCATAAGATCGCTAAGGAGGTTCATTAAGTATTACTCGCAGCGAATGAAGGCAAGACCAGTTGCGCTGGCACCGAGAATAGCGGTAACGTGCCCAAGAGTCTCGTTATCAGCCGCACCACCAGCGGTGGCCACTCCACCTGAAGCAGCCGCAAAAGCAGCACCAGAAGCGATACCCGAACCGCTATCCTTAACGGTACCCAGACCGAAGCAGAGAACCCAGCCATACTCACCAGAGGTAAAATCCTGCTGAGGAATACCTGCAATTAAAGATGCGACTTTACTTGCGGCAGAAGACAGCACGTCAGTGTAGGCAACATCAGCATCATCTAGACGGCAGGGAACACCGGTAGAAAGCGAAGCGCCAGCCTTAACATACCGCCAACGACGAGGACCAGAATCCTCGAAAGTAGAAGCAGTGGAGCCAGTAGCAGGCTCCTCCTTAATGGTACCCGGCACAAACATGGCCGTGGCATCCTTCTGAGAAGGATCAAATCCGTATGCAGACATTGTTACTCCTGATGTCCACCAACAATAACAAAGTTACTGTTGAGGTTAGTGGTGTAGGGGTTACCGTGGAAAACGATCTCCCACTTCCAAGCTTCCTCATCGGGCATACGGAGCGGCTTACGAATCTCAAACCAGCCCTTACCCTCGTGCTCGGAATCCCGACCAAGAACCATATAGGTCCAAGCCTTAGTGTTCAGACCGTAGATGATACCGTTCTGTGCAACGACAGTAGCGTTAGCGATATCAAGGTACTCCTCAAGGTACATCACAGCAGACTTGCTGACGTGAATACCCTCGTGCCCGTTATCGGAACCCTCGGCACCAGTAAACTGGTTAAGGGTAATGACTCGATCATCGCGCATATCAACGTAGTTGTTGTACGAAGTCTCGTCAGCGATCAGGCAGTCCGGGGTACCGTAGGAGGGATGAGCCCGGCCAGCGCGATACATCTCGCGGCGAATCTTGCTCTGTCCATCGTCACCCATGGAGTTAATGGAGGCGAAACCGTTGTACCAGTCAGCGACACCATTAGTACCGCCCTGCTTGGTAACACCGTAAGCGGCAGTAGTCTGCGAAGCAGGAGCAGCGAAGTTGAAGATACCGTTACGCGAAGCACCGCTATCAGAGTCATAAGACTGCGAGCCGTTAAAGGTAACGAGGTTGTTGTACTGAGCCTGACCACCGATAAGCAACTGCTTGGTCATGCCAATGTGCATGTCCTGAAGTGCAGCAATCGGATACTGCTCAATGACGTTATCAACATCATCGTCAGTGTTAACCTCGGCCATCTCCTTACCGGGAACCTTGAAGTGGTAGATAACTCGACCACCGTAAACGGTACCAGTGGTAACCGTGTCCTTACGGGGAGAAGACAGCGACTCGGTACCGTAGATAACCGGAGTAGCCTGACCGGGAGCGCCCGTCATAAGTCGGAACTTACGGAAGGGACCAGACGGAGAATCCTTCTTGATTCTCTCAGCCTTGTAGAACTTGTCAAGCAGCGGCGACCAACGCCAGAACGTCATCTCAAGTCGAGGCAGAAGCTCCTCGATAGTAGCACTGAGAACTTCAGCAGAAATAGGCATTAGTTGCCTCCATTAGAGTTTATTTTCCGGGAAGCTCTACGGTAAGCTAACTTTCGTGCTTCTCGGTCAGACAGTTTGGGGTCAGAAATACGCATTGGATCTGAGCCCGCCTCCCTTATCCGGTGGCCTCCGACAAAAGAAGCAGTCACCTGTTTAGGTATACCACGTTCGGGGTGCAAACTCAATGCTTCTTTTACGGCAGAATCCGGGTCCAGACCCTTTTTCCACATGCTTAAAGCTTTTACCCAAGCCTGCTTAGGTGCGCCTAACAACCCTGTTGCTGCTCTGGCGTCAAAGTTGGCCTTAATGGCGTCGATGTACCACTGTCTCTGTGGGTTATTGTTATCATTTAGAATATCACCATGCTTTTCCATGGTACTATCAGCCCACTTTTTAGTTTCCTGCTGGTAATACTCATGGGCGTACATGTATTCTTGGGCCATCTTGTTAGCTTCCACTAACTCGTTGGTCATATCAGCCATAAGCTTGTGCGTTCTATCGGACTGGCTTTCCCAACCCTCTACAGTTTTAGCCCACTCAGCTTTCATCTGTTCGACAGCTTTAGTGTGTGGCTCAAACGAATCTAAGTTATCTGTTAACTCTTGGATTTTTTTATCTACTGCATCTTGAATCTGGTTAGCGTGCTCATCCCGATCCATGTACTTTGAGTAATCTACTGTCTCTGTTAAGGATTTATCCCTTCCAAAGATAGAATCAAAGATAGAGTCGCCTCTATCAAAGTGAGAACTAATGTTCTCATACGCCTCTAAGTGGTCTTCGGGAACAGAATCTCTGGAACCGTCCCAGGTATTCCAGCTCCAAACTGGACTATCATCACCCTCCGGGAGTACACCGCCCCCGCTTTGCGGGGATCCATCAATGGACTCTGCCGAATCCACAGTGTCTACCGAATCCATAGACTCAACGTCCACAGATAAGTCCTCAGTTGGGGCTGAAATCTCGTTTGGGGGCACCGCTTACTCCTTTACTTTGCTCTTTGCTCTGCGATACGCAGACATTCTTTCGTTGTGGTTCACCACTTTACCCGACTTGGGCTGAATGGTGTACCCCATTTTGTCTAAAATCTTAACAAAGTCAGACGAAGATTTAGCGTTTCTACCAGCAAACTCCACAGCCTCATCAACAGAAGATGGCTCTTTCTGCTCCTCTGGAGCATCGTTACCTTCTTCCATCATCTCTGGCTCTGCGTGCTCCTCAATAGAGGTAATCAGCAGGGCTACCTTATCTCCGCCATCTTCTTTGTCCGTACTCGGCAATTGCTTTTTGTGCACCGGTATCTCCTCTTGCTGCCATTGCTCTTGTGCGTTTGTTCCAAGCTGCAAACTCTTTAGGGTTTTTAAATCCTCTTTGTTCGCTATTACGCTGCTTGCGCCCTTTAATCTTGTCCATGTACTCTGAATGAGCAGCAGTACCAGGAACAAGTTGGCGAGTACCAGGGTGTTCGGCTTTCCACTCCTTGTACTCCTCTGGAGTGTCAAAGTGTCCGATACCCTCAACGTACCCACCGTTAACCGGCACAGTGTTTCCGTAGGCAAATCCACCGTACACCGGTTTCATTACTGTCTCGCAACACTTTAGCTCCTCTCTGGTAGCAGCTAAAACATCACGGTACAGGTTTCCGCACTTAGAACAAACACCGTCGAACATTGGCATAGCTATTACTCTCCGACCATTTCAGGCTGGCCATCTTCGTCTTCGTCCCTGAGCAGTCCGGGCCTGTTCTTTAAGAATCTACCGGCAATTTCTTTGGCCTTCTTTGCTCGCTCGTCCTGCTTTGCGCCTACTCTGTCTCGCGCTTTCTGCTGTCTCTGATTCATACGCATTCTTCTTGAAGCTTTACGAGCATCAGCAGCAGACATATCAGACATTTTAAGCTCATCAGGTTTAACCGGAGCTTCAGCTTCAACTTTAGCGTCTGCATCAATCCCAGCCATAGTTTCTTCTTCGGGCATGGCTGTAGCTTCGAGGTCAGACATAGGACTGTCTAACTTTCTTTTCATAAAGCCAGAGATAGCCTCGTAGTACCCTGCGCTATCTCCAGTAGAATCAGCAGTTAACATCATGCCAATGGCTGACTTGTTAGAGTCTGGAGCGGTAACAATCTGAATGTCTCCATTATCGAACCGCTTATAAGACCAGCCTTCTTCGTCCTCAACAGTCTCTCCTCCTGGGAGGATATTTCTGTTAGTAGCAGTAGAAGCCTTAGACGCACGCACAGCCGGAGCAGAAGCTAACGGATCATCAGACATAACTTCAGTAGATACGTCTGCGTTATCGGCCTCTTGAGGAGGCATAACGGCACCAGAAAGACCAGGAACAGCAGAATTTCCCGGAACTCTGGAAATTTCTCCTGCATCTAAAGCTATCTCTCTCTCTGCTGCTCTTATTTCGTTAGCTTTAGTTTCTCCTATGGCCGCATTAAGTAAAGTATTTGCTACTGCGGCTATCTTTGTTGGTCGATCAAACGGTAAAGTTTCCCCATCGGGGGTAACGTCACTGTAAAACTGCTTCATGTCTTCCAAGCCTGTAGCGATACGGTACAAGTTAGGAAGGCCAAAGCGGGCAAGAAGCTCTGTGGTTTCTTCTATTTTACCTGGAGCAAAAAGTTCTGCCACGGTTTACTCCCTATCTCTGAGGTTGGCTCTTTTAGCGGCTCTGTTAGCTGTAGCGGCAATGTCTACACCATCAACGATTAATGGGCCAGCTTTGCCGCCGGGGACGTAATCCTCAGACCGGCCAAAACGCTCGGCGTCAGACAGACCACCTGCCCTGCTGGCTCTTTCTTCGTCAGACATTTTAGCGGCAACAGGGGCAGTCTCAGAAGCGCCAACTGGCTGATCAGAGTCTTTCTGGGGCATCTCATCAAAGACAGAGTTAATTGCATCGTAGAACTTATCGCCGGCCTGTAACTTCAGACCTATAGCCCCTTTGTTACTATCCGGAGCGCCAACGATTTCAATCATGCCGTCAGGAGACTTTCGGTACTTCCACTTACCATCCGGATCCGTAGGATCTACCACTACAATGTCTGACCCAGACTCTTTTGCTTTCGCAGCACGATCACGGATAAAATCTCCAGGCTCACTGGCGTCGATTCTTCTCTGGTCCGCTGCATCACGCATACGCCCAACTAACGCTGATCTTTCTTCCTGCTCTCTCTCACGCATATCCTGCTCTTTCTGGTCCTTAACTCTTTTGCCCGCTGTTTTTTGGGCTTCGCGCAGGTTCAATCTTCCTTCTGCCATTTTAGGCTCCTACTGATTCTTCATTATTGGGGGAACAGAAACAGACTGCGGTGTTTGGCCACCTGCCATAGCCTGTAGTGGATCACTGGCTACACCTTGCGTCTGCTGCATGGTTTGGGCCTGTGCTTGCGCTTGTGCTTGCGCTTCTTGCGCCATCTTTTCTGCTGACTTCATCCGGTCTTTAGGTAAGCCCAGCATGTGCAGAAGGTCCGCTAAAATCTTACGCTTATCCATCATAGGATCAGTGATTAGCGGCATAATAGCCTGGAGGTTCTGAAAGATAACAGACTTTGCAGACTCAGGAGGAGAAGCAGTAACAAACTCATAGTCGTATGTTAGCTCCTCTATGTACATATCCTCAAAACGGATAGTAGCGGGGGAGAACTTCTTAACTTCGTCCTCAGAAGTGCGGACATTAAACTCTGCCCGCTCTCCCAGAGCTACAGCAGCGATAGCAAGAGTTTTCATTCCCACTGCTGCCACTGATCTACGTAGAGTAGTCTGTCTTCTACCGTTTCTGGAACGAGTAGCTTGCTCCGCAAGTGCCACCTCAGTAGCAACATCAGCGGCACCAACAACTCCGCGAGCAAATGAGGGCAACGCTAAAACGTACTCGATAACGTTTCTTGCCTGCTCTCTCATTCTGTAGAAGCTGGGGTTATTCGGAGGAGCCTGACTCCACGTTAGTATGTCAGAGATACGAGTACCCTCTGGCACGTCTAACGGTACCAGTGCTTGTGGGTTACTCGCTTGCTGAAACATGGATATTGCTTCCTCTGGCTTATCCAGCTTAGACGTATCCATAATAGGAAAAGGTATAGAAGCCAGAGCGTAACGAAGCTCAAGAGTGTCAATTTCATTTAGCACTCTCAGGGGTTTTTCGATTAGCTGCGCGTCAGAAACGCCGGTAAGCCCTCTAAGGTCACTGTTATAGATCAATGGCGTGAACGGATTGTCCAGCCGTTTATCCATCTCTGTCTCTAACAGCGGCTCATCCCAACTACCTTCAGCCCACTGAGAGTAACTGTTAGAGGTGAAGTCGTACACTTCATACACATACGTGAAATCGTACAGTCCACCCTTGACATTACCCAGCTTAGGAGTCTTGGCGTTGTCCTGATTCTCAGCATTGTTGTACTGTTTTTGGTTCTGCTTCTTGAACTTAATGTTATCGTTCTTTTCCCACGTACCATTTTTAAAGCGGGCGTCCCACTCGGCGCGAGAGATAACGATTAGCTCAATAACATACCGCACATCATCCCAATGCTGCGCTTTTCTATCGTAGAATAGCCGTCTGGGATCAACAACTCTAATTATCGGTCGGTGTCGTCTGGCATTCCAGCCTACTTTGAGGAAAGCTCTACCGCATATCGACGCTAAACTCTGGTACTGCCAGAGTATAGAAGTGATATCGTTTTGGTCGAACACATCTCTAATGTAAGCTGCTCTAATCTGAGCTAATTCATCCAACTCTGGGATCTTAGCCCGGACCTGAACCTCTGCATTAGGTAATCCTGCCACTGCAATCATTGAATCAATGAAAGCAAACAGGTAGTTAGTCTCTAACGTTGGCTCATTTACTGCTTCAGAGTCATACTCGTAGCCAGTAACCGGATCAATAGCAGGAACCTCTGTAGAGGCGCCGGAATAGAAGCCGCCACGGTACCATCTGAGATATTTATCCCAGACTTTGGCCTCATCTTTAGTCTTAGTGCGATGTACTCGCACCAGTTCTTTAACAACGGCACCCTGCATTAGCTTTTAACCCACATTGTCTGTACTATATCACGAGGAGAAGGGCGAAACAAGCGATATTATTTCTTGGAACCGTACAACCCAGGGTTTGTAGTGCCAAAAATAGAGGCTTTTCTGCGCTTGGGAGTATTGAGCTTGCGGTATCTGTTAGTCTGCGCCTCAGTCCAATCGTTAGACGAGTCGGGGAACTTAACAACGTTGCTCTTTGGGGTAGCAGCTCTACGAGGAATCCGGTAGGCCACCATCAGCCCGACCATAAGGGCGGAAACACGGTCCCAATGATGCTTCTCTCGCTTACTATTACGCTTGTTTTTCTTACGCATCACCTCTTGTCGAGGTGAATCAGCAGTATCCTTGTCTCTACGGTACGTCTGTAGCTGCTGGATAGTCTGCTTTTCGTGGATGATTAAGTCATCCAGTAGCGCGTCCACTAACACGGCCATGAACTTAGACTCAGAGTGCTTGTTGAGTCCAGGCTTGCCCTTATTATGGTACAGTTTACGGTACTGCATCATCTTAAGAGCAGTAAGAACACCCTGTCCGACACCGTTATCCTCTACAACTATGAGCGCATGGTTGTATTTAACGCCAATAGACACCAAGATATCAGCCAAAGTAGGCGGATCGGTGTGCGCCGAGTACACAGCTACCTGCTCAATAGCCTCTGACGTAACCTTGAGTACGTGAAACGCCGCGTTATCGCGCGCTGCGAAGCCAACAGGATCAACGCCAATAACGTATCTGGCATTTTGTGTGGGAGGTTCGAACTCAATGTAGTCACCGTTGTTAGGTACGTAGCTCCTCTTAAGATGGCGCTCTAAGGCATGAGCTGGAACTGAGCTATTAGCAGCAGTAATCCAACATGTTAGATCATCGGAGGGGTAGAATACGTCAAAAAGCCGAGGATCTCTACGGATCTCAGCATCAGTATCCATAGTTACACGACGGAACGCAAGATTTTTTAGCGTTAAACCGTGCCCATTATAGATATCACCGTCTGAATGCTCGTTAAGGAGCTTTAATTCTTCTTGAGTAGGGGTCCAAGTAGGATCCCAAGTACGCTGGTTAAGCAATCCGTCCCAATAGGGGACAAAAAGGTAGAGGTGTCGGCCTTTACCCTCGCTTGCAGTGATGCAATGCTGGTGCCAATCGGTATCTACTTCCCAAGGAGTAGACTCCCAAATAGCTAAACAGTTGCGCCTGTTGCGGATAGAGGGCCAGATGAGCGACATAATCTGGTTAAAGTTGTTCCAGAAACAGCACTCAGAAGCGTGGAACGAATCCGGCGACTGACCAACACCAACAGCCTGTGATTCAGCAGAAAGGATACGCATTCTGCCGCCAACTGACTCATCAAAGGTAAGCTGACGGGATTCTCTACTGGTTTTAGTCGGTGAGCGGATACCATTAGGCCAAAAGGTGTGTAGAAAATGCACCCTTCGGTGTAGATACTCAGCTCTCTTGTCGTTATCTGCGATACAAACGTGGTCGAAGCCAGGATTGTAGGCGGCTTTAACGTAGCCGCAAAACTCAGGTACCGAACTCTTACCAATCTGGCGGCATCCGAGTAACGTAAGGAACTTGGTAAAGCCCTCAGCGTTTCTTGGCGGGTTAGAGTAGTAATCCAGAATAATATTCTGGGACTCTCTGGTGATTGCTGTAGGGCTAAACTTTTTTAGGCTTCCGCTTTCCTGATCGTGAACCATACCGAAGGCCGGTAGTACGATTTTCGGATCGCGTAAGTTCTGGAGTGGCAGTTTGGACATCAATCACCTGCTGATCAGGAGTAGACTGCAATAGCAACTGCTGAATCAGGGTAACGTCAGTGCTACCATTGTTAGTCTTGTGTTTAGCAGCCAGGGCTTGATACTGAAGATTGGCTAATCCTTCAACGGCTTTCGCCTGCCCAACGGAAATCTTCCCTTCTAACACCTGCTGCATGACGATATTGATATTATCAATGTAATCGTCAAACTCTCGGACTTCTTTTCTGTTAGTTAAGAGGCCCGGCTCAACAAGCGCTGGAAGGGAAGACTTCTTAGCCACGTTTAGAGGGCCAGGTAAGCGCCGAGATCACGCTGGCGACGGTCCGGTCCCGGTGCGATAACGAACTTGCGCTGTCCGTTAAGAGCCTTGTTGATCTTGTAGATGCGCTGGCGAATGCTGTTCATCTTGACAGTCGGGTACTCTGCGCGAAGCTGCTCGACTAAAGCTTCCAGATCGACAACACGATGAGTATCGTCTTCTCCGGTACCGGTAATGCTGGCACCAAGAGCAGCAACGAAGTGGTCCTCTGCAACGTAAGTGCGGGACTCGGGCTGGACCGGAGCCTTAGCGGGAGCATCAGCAGCGGGAGCAGTGTCAGTCTTTGCCTTTGCCATTTGTTCACCTCTGGTGTTTGGTTTTTGTCTTTGGCCTCTTTATAATATTACATTTTGATCTATATGGCAAGAGCCTATTGTAGTCTTTTTTGAAATGGGTATGCCCCCTTGCCCCCACTAAGACGTGCGGCATTAATGGCCAATAAGTACACCGACTTATTTAGCCATTAACCAACGAGCCATTGAAACTTTGAAACTTTCAAACCAACGTTTGAATCTAAATCTTCAAGTTTTTGTGAAATGGAGGTTGAACCTCGCTATTTAGTGAGTGGACTTGTTTTGTCCGCTTCCATTCAAACTCTGTTCAGTGTCAGACCGGCCCAGGTTGAACCTGCCATATGCTTAAGTCGAGGTACTAAACGTATTCCAAAAAATAAGCGTTTGATCGGCCTCAGATTTCAAATCACCTGATTGTTGGCTTTCAACCTGGGTAGTTTCAAAGCACAATTCAAATGGTGAGTTGCTTAGAGTGGCTTATAGCGGCATGTTCATTTCATTGAAAAATCAATAAGTCCATTGACTTTAATGGGCCAACCTGCCTTTTCACTCTTGACATGCCAACAACTTACCATTAAACCTTCTTTTTCAAGGAGAAAAAAAGCTCAGGAGGTAGTCAAAGTGACCAACCAACTTCTTAGAACCTTTTGTAATATTTGTAGGGCCTCGGAATGGCGAAAGCATCCATACTTTTTTCCTCCAGATTACTCAGCTCGTCCGGTGGGTGTTTAAACTTGACGTTTTTGGCTAAATGGATACCGGCGGTAGTAGCTATGCTGTAGCTAAAGCCTAAAGATTCTAATGTCTTCATGTGCTCTCTGGTTTTTTGCATGTGGTTCTCGTTAAAGTGGCCAACCCTTATAGGGTTACAAGCTCTATATAGTTTTCGGTGGGGAAACATGGCGTGGGTAACTAAAGCCATGTACTTGTGCTTAGGGCGAAAGGCGGCAATTGCCTTTACGTACTCATGTGATGCTTTGATAATACTGCTGTACTTTTGCTCAACCGTGGGCCAGTAGAACGTAAAATGGTTTTTTCTTATTGGTTTTCTACTGAGGCTGAAGCCTGTAGCTAATTGGTTCTGCACGTAGCGACTACGGATTGCAAATCCTGGGTCTGTTATTGTCCGGTTTTCTCTGTCCACTGTTTGTATTAGCCAGTGCTTGTAGAACTTATGGTTAAACATTACGCACAGGCCAGCGTCGGCTAACGCTAAGATTTCTATTGGACTTTTCGTGTTGTAGATGATGCTAAAGTAGTATTCTCTTGCCGCTAAAGGCACTAAGCAGAAGTCTACAAGGGCATTGAACTCTTGAGGTTTTGGACCGTGTACTCTGAGCTTTGTGGACGTAAGAATACTCGCTATTTCTATTAGTCTTGGGGTCTGTTGTAAGCCCCAAAGTTGCTGAAACCCCATAAAAACTTGGGGAAGTCGAGCTAAAATAGGGCTACTGAAGGGTTTATATTTAGCTACAAAAGCAGTGTCCGTTAGGGCTAACGCTGCTTGTATTGGCTGTAGTTCCCCGATATTATAGCTTCTAACGGTGTTATCCTTGCCTGCCCATTTGGCTACTTGAGCGAAAGTACGCATAGTTAATCTCCTGAACTATTATTTATCGCGATGGGTACTCCCCGGTTCCCTTACGGCCCCCCCCGAAACGGGGACCAGGGGGGTTTCCAGGCCCCCTCCTGCCCTGCCCTCTGATCAGCGCTGGTCTGGTCTGGTCTTGGTTGGCTGGCTGGCTACTGTTCAAACCCCCCCCGG